CATCGAAGCAAAACTACGCTGGAACTATAGAATCAATCACGTATTTCAGTCGATAGGGCATATTGCATTCAAGCTATTAATAATGTAATATCAGTGTTGTAGGTATAAAAATAAGCGGGAGCTTAGGTTTCAATTAATGAGTTTAAAGTACCAGAAATGGCAAATGATGAGGAAGCTAACAATTTTCTTAATACAAGCGTTATTAAAGTTCGCTGCCCCTGTGGGAGGGCGTAAAGCCTCTCAGATTGTAAATAAGTTGATATAAAGTTGTATAATTTTTCTTCATCTGCTGTTGGTATGTATTCCTGCAAGATTGCAATTCGACTTGTGTAGTTAATGTACTCAGTGACTTGCTTTCTAAGGGTTCGCTTACAGAATTGCTGCAGTCGTTTTTTTAATGCACGGTCTCTTATTTCTTCGTTTGCTACGGAAACGTACATATCCCTAAACGTCCGAGAATCACCAAACACGTGCTCATCAATGATGCTCACAAGTCCGTATAATTCCATGAGGTTATTCTGAAGAGGGGTCGCAGTGAGAAGTAGTTTGCGTTTGCCTGAGAGTGCTCGTCTTAGCCGCACCCCAATAACATTTCCTGGTTTATAAACATTTCGGAGACGATGCGCCTCATCAATGATAACCAAGTCCCATGGAGTGGCATGTACTTCATTCTCTTTTAGTGAGGCAAAATTGAATGAACAGATTACCACCTCATCCTTTACGTCAAAGGGATTCAAAATACCTGACTTTTTTGCCTTGTTGTAGTTTGTAGATTCGAGGATATTCGATTTAATATAAAATTTATCGATAAGTTCTGCACGCCATTGGGTACGTAGTGATGCTGGCACAATAAGTAATATACGGCGTTTGCGTTCCGACCAATGTTGAGAGAGGACAAGACCCGCTTCAATTGTTTTTCCTAGTCCTACTTCGTCTGCAAGCAAAGCGCCATTAGAAAGTGGTGATTTCAAAGTAAATAAGGCTGCATCGACCTGATGGGGGTTGAGGTCGACTTTCACACCTGACATCGATGAAGCAAGACCGTCAATGCTTGATTGTGGGCGTTTCAACATTATCTGTTCGGCAAAATATCTTGTCTGGTGTGGTGTGTATATTTCCATATAGCCCCCCCTTCCATCTTTACATCCTCGGCTCATCAATTATCTCCATAATATCTGCAATATCACAGCCCAACGCTTTACATATTTTCCCTAGAATTTCGGTATTAACATTTTCGTTTTTGCCAAGTTTGGTTACAGACGCTGAACTGATACCTGCAATTCTCTGTAGGTCTTTTTTCTTAAGGTCTCTATCAATAAGAAGTTTCCACAATTTCTTATAACTGATGGCCATGGTACACACCTCGCTTGGTTTATATGAATTTTCTATATGGGTATAATATAACAAACTAATAATTACAACGCAAGAATTATTCGTGCGAAGACATGAATATTGAAGTTTTCCCTTGATTCCATAATTTTGAAATGATATAATAATTCAGGTGGAGGAGAATCGTGATGATCTTTCTTAGCGGTGTGCACGGAGTCGGTAAATCCTATTTTTGTCAAAGAGTCAATGTAGAGTTGGGCATTGTCACACATTCAGCAAGCAAATTGATTGCTAATCGAAAAAACGTTAACTTCGCAAATGATAAACTGATACCTGATATTGACAACAATCAGCAATATCTGCTTGCAGCTGTCAACGATCTTAACTTCTCCAGCACAAAATACATTCTTGACGGACATTTTTGTTTGCTCAATTCTGATGGAAATGTTTCTCGTATTCCTACTGAGACGTTTATAGCTCTCCATCCTGAAGCTATAATATTGCTAACTGAAACGCCAGAGATCATTGCTGAAAGAAGAGGTCAACGAGATGGCATTATTCCTGATGTCAGTGCTATACAGCACTTTCAAGATGAAGAAATGTATTATGCAAATGAAATAGCAGAAGTGCTAGGTGTCCCTATTACGATCTCTTCCGGATCAAATGATTTCGAAAAAACGCTTTGCTTTTTACAAGCGATTATTAGGAGGATCGAGAATGGCTGACAAGTTCTTATTGAAAAAGTTTTCTGATATTGATATAAGCGATCCATTTTTTGACCCTCTTAAAGCAGACTATCCCGCTGACGCGAATAACATTGGCTTTGAGAGGTGGTTTGCCAGGAAAGCGGCGACCGGAACTACTGCCCTTGTTTTTGATGATGATGAGGGCTTAGGGGCTTTTGTTTGCCTTAAAGATGAAAATGAACCGATCGAACTGGTGGGTGAAATGCTTCCTGCCTTACCGCGCATAAAAATCAGTACACTTCGCCTTGCCGAACGTTACCGTGGCAAACGACTCGGCGAAGGCGCCATCGGCCTTGTTCTGTGGAAGTGGCAGAAGTCTAAAACGAAAGAAATCTATCTGACTGTATTTGAAAAACACGATCTTTTAATAGCGCAGTTGGAACGGTTCGGATTTTATCTTGCTGGGTATAATCCGAACGGTGAGCGAGTATACGTAAAAAGCCGGACCGAGCTAGATTATCGCGATCCATATAAGTCTTTCCCTTTTATCAATCCTAACTTTCAAAACGCTGGATATCTCATCGTGGATGATGTCTATCATGACACCCTTTTCCCATATTCAGAGTTAAAAAACACTCTTCAGGAGCAAGTAGCACTTTCTGTTGCAAACGGAATGACCAAGGTCTATATTGGTTCGCCAACTAGCCAACTTCCTTACCGTATAGGTGAGCCAATCCTTGTATATCGAAAATACAACGGTACCACAGGTTCAAAAGGACATAAGTCATGCATCACATCGTATTGCGTGGTTACGAAAGTCCTTGTGGTGAAAGAGAATAATAGTTGTAAAATGACTGTAGATGATCTACTTCAACTGATAAATAACAAATCTGTTTTTGACGAAAACGAAATAAGGGCCAAGTATAGCAACGAGCGAACTCTGGTTGCTGTTGAGATGCTCTACTATGGCTTTTTCGGAGCTGGAAACAATGTCAACTGGTCGTGGTTGAGTGGCAATGGGTATTGGCCTAACAGCTACCCTACAACCGCTCGATTGACACCAGAACAATTCAAAGAAATACTCTTGGAGGGCAATGTTGATGTGCAAAATGTTATTATCAATTAATCCTATACATGTTGAAAATATCCTCAGGGGGAAAAAACTCTTCGAGTTCAGAAAAGTGCGGTGCAAGTCCGATGTGGACAGAATCATCATTTATGCTACTGCCCCACAAAAAATGGTTGTAGCCGAGGCCGAAATCGAAGAAATAATTGAAGACGAAATTAATGAGGTATGGAGGCAAACTAGGGACTTTTCGGGTATTACGTATAACTTTTTCCGCGCCTATTACAAAGGCAAAAAAAAGGCTGTTGCTTACAGGTTGAGAAACGTTGAAGAATACGATAAACCCCGAAGCCTATCCGAATATGGAATTGCATTTCCGCCACAATCATTTGTCTATTTGCCCTCCTCTACCCGATAATGGAATAACAAAACCCTATAGCCGCTCCGAAAGCCGTGCTGAAAGAAATCAGCACGGCTTTTTTATTGTGTGCTTGACATGATTACTTGAACGTGGTAAGCTAATAAGCAGATGAGCGAAGTAGCGTTATAGCAAGATCGCTTAACATTGAAAGGAGGGTGATTTAAAGTGGTTGGTGAATTTGGAAAATATATTGATGAAAAACGCAGAGGCCGCGCTGCCGACGGTGGCGACATAATGTTAAAAGACATAGCAAAAGCGATGGAAATGACCGCAACCTACCTTTCAGACATTATTAAAGGAAGGCGCAATCCCCCCGATATGAAATTGTTAGAAAAAATCGCTGCGGTTATTAATCTCTCGTCTGATGAGAAAGAGGAAATGTTTGACCTTGCCGGTCGCGAACGAAACGAAGCAGCGCCCGACTTGCCCAGTTACATTATGAACGAGGATCTTCCTCACGTTCGGGTAGCTCTCCGAAGAGCGAACGATAAAAACCTGGGTGATGACTTTTGGAAGAAAGTTGTGGATACGATTGACGAAAAGGAGTGATCCCATGGCTGTATCGAAAATTCTAAACGATTATGTGCCGCATATTAGCAAGGCTTCGTTTGACGATGAGGCAACAGCCTTCCTTTCCGCATACTGTCCGGAAACCATGAAATCACCAATGCTTGTGCCTATTGAAGAAATCGCCCATAAAAAGCTGGGTTTAGCCGTTATTGAACGACGGTTGACAGAAAATTTTAGCGTGCTGGGACAAATGTGCTTTACTGGTGGGCTTGTAGAAATATACGACCGCGTCAATGATGAATATCGTGAAATCAGAGTTAGGCCAGGAACGATGATAATCGATCCAGACACCCTCATCAGGCGTAACCTCGGAAGCCAGCGCAATACCGTAGCGCATGAGTGTGTCCATTGGGTCAAGCATAGGAACTACTATATCATGTCGAGTGAGATTGATGGTAAGACCTCTATGGCTTTTCGATGCCCTAGTGACACAAAAGACGAGAGATTCAAAGATACTTGGACAGATGAAGACTGGATGGAGTGGCAAGCCAATGGTATAGCTCCCCGAATCCTAATGCCCAGAGAAACGGTTGGTGCTGCTTTTGAACGGTTCAAACTAGAATGCTGTGAAAATCCATTTATCGCGGCAAATCTTATACCACCTGAACGTTGGATCATTGAACAGTTGGCGGCATTTTTTCAGGTTTCTAAGCAGTCAGCTGAAATTAGGCTCAAAGAGTTAGGGTATCTTCTCATATAGAAGATGCCCTATTTGACGTAAGGCCATTTTTTTTGCAATTTAGATTCGCTATAAAGCGGATTAGCGTTATAGCAATACATCACGAGGAGAAATGCTAATGGAGAAGATGAAATGCCCCAAATGTGGACGTCGAGCCTTCGACATCTCGAAACTGCCGAAAGAGCAAGTCGAAGTCATGCTCAAGTGTCCACAATGTAAAAAGCTCGTCACGGTTCCGTGCACTGAAGAATGCATTATTAACGTTCCGTGAATATCATACCCCGACCATAACTTTGGTTGCTGTGAAAGGAGGTGATCAGAATGAGCAAAATCAATCGCAAGCAGACTTCCCCATCTGTTGCGCAAAAAGCGTCGTCCCTTTTGAGAGACGGCCGTACCAGCGCAAAAACAAAATCAGTCGCAGGTAGCGCACTATCCCAGACGAAACCGTCCCATAAGAAATAACAAAATAAACCCCATTCATACCGAGCAACGGAGCCGAGTGCGAGTTACCAAATGGCCGGATGAGTTACGAAATACAAAATCGTAACCATCCGGCCATTTGTGTTTCGTAACGTTCGGCTTTTTGATTTTGAGGCTTGGCTCCTGCATCTGAAAGGAGCCAAAACATGTCAAGGCATCTCAAAACAGGTCAAAAAAATCGTGCTACATACATTTATTACAACACTGATGGTGACAGAGTGTTTGAACTAAAGCCCGGTGAGAACGGCGTCACCGAAACAGACATTGAACTTCTCCACTCTATGGACGACGCCGAGGTGGATGATCAGCGTCGTTATGAATATCGCGTTCCCGCACATCTGGATGCCTACCATGACGGCGATGGCGAAGAAGCTGGTGATCGCAACAATCTCCTCGCTGACAATAGCACAAACCCAGAACGCCTCCTCATCTCCCAAGAAGATGAAGCAGCTTACGCAGACAGGCTTCTCCAGCTTGGTAAGGCGATGAATAGCCTTCAACCGCAGCAACGCGCCCTTTTTGAAAAAGTATACGTTCAGCGGCGCACCAACGTTGACATCGCAGCAGAAGAAGGCGTGACCGAGGCAGCAATCCGAAATAGGCTGAAAAAAATCCGCGAAAAGCTGAAGAAATACTTGCTCTGAAAGGGGGTTCGAACAAGCTTGTTTTTTCGCATATCGATAAGGGGCAGGAAATCGCTCCTCGGAAAGAGGTAGAAAAATGAGTCTGAAACACAAGGTCACCATCAGCGTGGCTAAACCCGGTGGCATTCGCGATCCGGTGCTGAAGAGCGGGTCACGGAACATCCGCAGCAGACTACTGAATCTACTGTTCGGCGAGAAATTTGGTGTCATCGTCATCACACCAGGTGACTCAGTTGAAACAGTGGAGATAAAAGAAATCAAGGAAGGAGGTATAGATCATGAGCAAAATCAAACTGTTACTGGACGTGGTATCTGATCTTCAGTCATTAGCCAATAGTGTGCAGGCCATGGCGGACGCGATGGCGCACAGCAATCCTGTCGAGACCGGTCAGCCTGAAACGGCAGCGGTTGCTCCGACTCCGGCAGCAAAGCCTGCTGAAAAACAAGTCACGCTGGAACAAGTACGGGCGGTATTGGCCGATAAATCTCACGACGGTTTCACCGCTGAGGTCCGAGGACTATTGGAAAAGCACGGCGCGAAAAAACTGAGTGAAATCGACCCGAGCGAGTTTTCGACCCTGCTTGAGGAAGCGGAGGCATTGAAATGAGCGAGCATGCCATTCTCTCCGCTTCAGGTGCACACCGCTGGATGGCTTGCACACCGTCAGCTCGACTTGAATTGGATTTCGATGACATTTCCGGTGTTGCTGCAGAGGAAGGTACCGCAGCTCATGCGCTCGCTGAACATAAACTGCGGAAAGCCCTCAAAATGCGCTCCAAAAAGCCAGTGTCCAAGTACGACAGTGATGAAATGGATGCTCACACAGATGATTATGTAACTTTCATTCTGGAGCAGATCGCTCAAGCAAAACAAACCTGCACCGACCCGCTGGTGCTGATCGAACAGCGCCTGAACTTCTCAAAGTACGTACCTTGCGGTTTCGGTACAGGAGACTGTGTGATCATCGCAGATGGAACGCTTCATATCATCGACTTCAAGTACGGCCAGGGTGTCCTCGTAAACGCCGAGGAAAACCCGCAAATGAAGTTGTACGCACTCGGTGCCCTGGAACTGTTCGACGGTATCTATGACATCGATGTGGTGTCCATGACCATCTTCCAGCCTCGACGCGAGAATGTCAGTACCTACACAGTTTTCAAAGAATCGCTCTACCAGTGGGCGGAAGAAATCCTAAAGCCTACGGCAGCTCTCGCCTTTGACGGCGGCGGTGAATATTTCCCCGGTGAACACTGCCAGTTCTGTCGGGCTTCGGTCAAGTGCCGGGCAAGGGCTGAGTCCAAGATGAAACTGGCCGTTTTCGAGTTTACCCTGCCTCCCCTGCTCTCCGATGATGAGATCGCGGAAGTCCTGGCCGCCATCGGTGACCTAACAAACTGGGCTAACGAAATTATGGCGTACGCCACCGACGCAGCGATTAACCATGGAAAACAGTGGCCTGGTTTCAAGCTGGTTGAAGGTCGCTCAAACCGCAAGTATTCGGATGAGAAAGCCGTTGCAGAAGCTGTAAAAGCGGCTGGCTACCACGATATCTACAAGCAAAGCATCATCTCCATCACCGAGATGGAGAAGCTGATGAGTAAACCCAAATTCACCGAAGTCCTGGCCGGGCTTGTCATTAAGCCGCCGGGCAAGCCGACGCTGGTTCCACTTTCAGATAAACGCCCGGTCATGAATGCATCAAACGCAAAAAAAGATTTTATGGAGGAATAAACCTATGTCAAACACAGCTAACCGAGTCAACCCGAATCCCGGCAAAAATCCCACAAAGGTTATTACCGGTATCGTCCGCATGTCCTACGCCAACGTGTGGGAACCAAAATCCATCAACGGTGGCACCGAGAAATACAGTGTCAGCCTTATCATCCCGAAGTCGGACACCAAAACGATCGCGGCCATCAATGCTGCAGTTGATGCTGCCATCGAGGAAGGCAAAGGCAAGTTTGGTGGTAAGGTGCCGAACAAAGCGGCTCTGAAACTGCCTATTCGTGACGGCGATATCGACCGCCCGGACGATGAGGCTTACGCCAACTGTTTTTTCATCAATGCCAACAGCAGCACCGCACCCCAGATCGTCAACCGCCAAGTGGAACCGATCCTCGACAGATCAGAAGTGTACTCCGGCGTTTACGCCAGAGTCAGCATCAACTTCTACGCCTTCAACTCCAATGGCAACAGGGGCATCGCTTGTGGCCTCGGTAACATCCAGAAGATCAGCGACGGCGAACCGCTGGGTGGCCGTACCAATGCAGCGGATGATTTTACCACTGATGTGGATGATGACTTCCTGTCATGAAAACCATTGACGTCGATCTGGAAACATACAGTAGCGTAGACCTCGCGAAAAGCGGGGTCTATCGCTACGTTGAGTCTCCTGATTTTGAAATACTGCTTTTTGGTTATAGCACGGATGGTGGTAAGGTAAACGTAATCGACCTTACCTCCGGCGAATCCCTGCCATCTGAAATTCGGACAGCCCTACATGACGATACCGTTATGAAATGGGCTCACAATGCTCAATTCGAGCGGATTTGTTTATCGCGATACTTGGGTATGACTACAGGTCAATATCTTGACCCACAGTCATGGCGCTGCACGATGGTGTGGTGCGCCTACCTGGGCCTACCCCTTTCTCTGGCAGGCGCATCGGTTGTGACAGGTGCCGATAAGCAAAAGCTATCTGAAGGTAAAGATCTCATCCGTTATTTCTGTTCACCCTGCAAGCCAACCATTGTAAACGATGGGCGCACACGTAATCTGCCTACTCACACACCGGAAAAATGGAAGCAGTTCAAGCTGTACAACGTCCGCGATGTAGAAACGGAGTTGTCGATCACGGGTCGGCTCTCAAAATTTCCTATGCCGGAGGATGAGTGGAAGAATTACGTTCTCGATCAAAAGATTAATGACCGGGGCATACGGTTGGACGTAGATCTGGTTAGTGAGGCCATTCGTATTGACACGCGATCGAGGTTTGAATTAACAAACACTATGCAGGAGATTACCGATCTGGAGAATCCCAATTCGGTCGCCCAGATGAAAGCATGGCTCGCCGAAAACGGGATGGAAACGGATTCACTGGACAAGGCGGCGGTCAAGCAGCTGCTCAAAACCGCACCGGAGAACCTTGGAGAGGTGCTTATGCTCAGGCAAGACCTAGCCAAAAGCAGCATCAAGAAATACACAGCGATGGAAAACGCAGTTTGCTCAGACGGCAGGGCCAGGGGCCTATTACAATTTTACGGTGCCAACAGAACCGGCCGGTTTTGCTTGACCGGTGATCATGAAATATTAACCAAAGACGGATGGCTATGTTTGGATCAATGGCAAGGGAGTGAAATCGCTTGCTGGAATCCTAAAGGTGAAATCGTATCATTTCAGATGGCAGACGCTGTTTCTTTCGCTTATACGGGTCCGATGTATGAATACTCAGATAAGCGTATATCCCAAATCAGTACACCTGACCACAAAATGTATGTAAAGCGCAGATATGGCGGTGAATGGGTAGTTGATACTGTTAAAAACATTACGCAATACCGTCCAAGTATCCCATTCACTGGATTCAGGATGACAAATTCGGGGCTTGAACATGCTTATCTACGTGTTCTCGTTATGGTTCAGGCTGATGGGCACTATACAAGCGAAGGTAGTATGAGGTTGGCATTTAGCAAAAGTCGTAAAATTGAGCGTTGCAAGGAACTGCTGCGCAAAGCTGATATTACCTATACTCAAGTCTGCCACAAACAAAATGGAAAGATCATTGAGACGTTCAGCATCTACGCGCGACATGTACCGCTTTGGTTAAGGCTATTTAAGGATAAAACCTTTGGTTCATGGCTTTTTGACGAAAGCCCAGATGTGTTTTTCGACGAGCTGGTTTACTGGGACGGCTATCGAAGTGCGGTAAATAGTATTCAGTATAGTACATGCAACAAACAGAATGCTGACATGGTTCAGGCATTTGCTCACATAAGCGGCCGGAGTGCACTTTTAGGGATTAGGGACCGGACAAAAGAAAACCCCGGATGGCGAGTCGTATATACAGTGGACATTTGGTTGACACCAAAAAACTGTCATGAAATAAGAACGAAGCCGACCATATCAGAATTCGACGGCCAAGTATATTGCGCTATAACATCAACGGGATTTTTTTTAGTGAGGCGAAATGGCAGAGTCTGGGTAACAGGCAACTCGGGACGTTTAATCCAGGTCCAAAACCTTCCTCAAAACCATTTGCCTGACTTGGCTCAGGCACGTCAGCTCGTGAAATCCGGCGACTACGCTACAATGGAAGCCCTCTATGATTCTGTTCCGGCAGTTCTCTCAGAACTGATCCGTACCGCTTTCGTGCCTGATCCGGGCTGCAAGTTCATTGTGGCCGATTTTAGTGCGATTGAAGCTCGCGTCATCGCTTGGCTTGCCGGAGAACGCTGGCGCAATGAGGTTTTTGCCACTCATGGCAAGATTTACGAGGCTTCAGCCAGCCAGATGTTCCGAGTCCCGATTGAGGAAATCACCAAAGGCAGCACGCTCCGGCAGAAAGGCAAAATAGCCGAGTTGGCTCTTGGATATGGCGGTTCGGTTGGTGCGCTCAAGGCGATGGGCGCTCTTGACATGGGCCTGTCCGAAGATGAACTACAACCGCTGGTAACTGCATGGCGTACCGCCAATCCTAATATCACACGTCTTTGGTGGGACGTCGACCGTGCAGCGATGACGGCCGTACGTAATAAAATGTCGGTACAGACACATGGCATTATCTTTGAATACCGCAGCGGTTTCCTTTTCATCACCCTCCCTTCCGGCAGACGGCTTTCATACGTAAAACCACGGATCGGGACAAACAGCTTCGGCAGCGATTCGGTTACCTATGAGGGTGTTGGCGCGACGAAAAAATGGGAGCGCATCGAGACATACGGCCCAAAACTGGTGGAGAACGTAGTCCAGGCGATCAGCCGCGACATCCTCTGCCACGCGATGCGGCGGTTGGACAGCGTGGGGCTTTCCATCGTGATGACAGTCCATGATGAGGTGGTCATTGAAGCATCTCCTGATGTATCGCGGGAGGTCGCTTGTCGCTATATGGGCGAAACGCCGCCCTGGGCGAAGGGGCTTCTACTCCGCGCTGACGGCTTCGAGTGTTCGTTTTATAAAAAAGACTGAATCAGGGGGTTCGATTCCCTTCCAGTTTTCGCATATGGCTAGGAGCGGTTTTGCTCCGAATCATATTTTACGGGAGGTCAATATGAACGAGTTAGCAGTATTCACCTACGAAGGCAACGATGTCCGAACCATCAAAATAGGCAGTGAACCATGGTGGGTTCTTAAGGATGTATGTGCGGTGCTGGGTATTTCAAAATACCGGGATGCCGCCGACAGACTTGACGCCGACGAAAGGGAGCCGGTCAGGGTGGACACCCTTGGCGGAGCTCAGGAAATGATCTGTATCAGCGAAAGTGGTCTTTATAATGTCATCCTCCGCTCAGACAAACCAGAGGCAAAGAAATTCAAACGCTGGGTTACACATGAGGTTCTCCCCTCTATCCGCAGACATGGCCTGTACGCTGCCGATGAACTGCTCGCCAATCCCGACCTTTGGATTCAGGCGCTGCAGGAACTCAAGGCAGAGCGGGCTAGAAACGCCACCCTCCTCATCGCTGTCAGCGTCCAGAAGCAGCAGATCGCCGAGATGAAGCCCAAAGCCAGTTACTATGATGTCATCCTCAACTGCAAGGATGCCGTTGCGATCACCACCATCGCCAAGGATTATGGGAAGTCCGGTCAGTGGATGAACGACTACCTTCACACCCTCGGAGTCCAGTTCAAGCAGGGCGATATCTGGCTGCTGTACCAAAAGCACGCCGCGAACGGCTATACCTGCACCAAAACCCATAATTACCTCGGAAACGATGGTGAAACCCATGCAAAGGTGCATACCTACTGGACCCAGAAAGGTCGCCTTTTCATCTACGAGCTGCTCAAATCACACAGTTACCGTCCGCTGATTGAGCAGGGACTTGGATTTGAGGTGGTATAACATGTACAGGCGCAATGCGAATGAGCCCTCTGATCCGATTATGGCAAAAGCAAAAATCTGTGTGTTCATCTGTTCGCCATATGCCGGGGACACCGCCGGTAACATGCTGAAAGCGCTTCGCTATATGCGATTCGCCGCTGAAATGGGTGCTGTGCCCTTCGCACCACACTTGCTCTATCCCCAGGTATTTGATGAGTTTGATTCGATCGAACGAGAACTCGGGATTTCTTTCGGACTAGTCTGGCTGAACAAGTGCGATGAGCTCTGGGTGTTCGGCCGCCACATTTCGAGCGGGATGGCTCTGGAAATCGCCAAGGCAAATAAACGTGGTATCCCAATCCGCACCTTTACAGAAGCCTGCAGGGAGGTGGTTGAATAATGATTAATGTGTCAAAAACATCACTGTTGTGGAGTTCCGCGTTAGTAGGTTTGGACGGGCGATCTTCAACTAAAGAGATATATAAATTGGCACGACGCCCGCAAGTACTGCCATACCCAGATAGCATGGAAGTATCTACGCAGCTGGCAGAAGAATTGTACGAAACTGGTAAGAATGTCGTAAATATACGGCCCTATGATGCGCCTTTACCAATATTCGAGTTGACTATGTATATTGGTTCGGATGCTGTTGATACGAATATAGCAAAGATGCTTCAACCTAAGCACCCCTATCGGGATGATATGTGGATTTATGGCTTTAGTGCTCTGTTTGTAGCTGACGCACCTTCAGTTGATCCCCGATGTAGTGCAAATGCCATAACGTGTTTACTCACTTTACATGATTGCAATGACTCGTCCGCCGGATCGAACGAAGTTGCTTTGTTTTCCATTTATGATTTAGACAAACACGGGTTCACATTGGATGCATGGTATGTCAGCGAATCAGCTGATTGGTTATGCGATTTGGATGGGCTTGACGCTCTGGCACACTGGCTAGGGTATGCATGGCGCGGTATTCAAAATCGATTAACCAATCGTCCGGAATTAGTTCGAGAAAGACATGTGCGATTTGCCAAGGAAAATATCAATCATGCAAAGCAGCAGGTGCATGGCAGAAAGCACATTGTAAAGTACCAGCGGGTGATTACTTTATACCCCGAACCTGATGCCCTAACAACTCCCCCCGCCTCCTCAGTAAAACATGAATTTGCCCTTAGCTGTTGGGGTGTTATTGGTCATTGGCGTACGTGCAAATCGGGCAAGACAATATGGGTTCGCTCATATTACAAGGGCAAGGAACGAAATATACCTATCCAATACTCGACAAAAGAATACGAAATTATGAAAGGAGGCTTACCAGATGCGTGAATTACCGATCGCCTATGGCAGTAGTTGTTTTGCGACTAAGTGGTCGAACAAATCGATTACATTTGACGATCTCTGTAAAATTCTTGAAACAACGGTTAGGACGCCTGAAACCGTGGAAGAATACCCGAACCTGCCAAAGACAGAGCGCGACAGAATAAAGGACAAGGGTGGGTTCGTGGGAGGACGGCTCAAAAGTGGTCGGCGCAAACGCGAGACGGTAGAATGCCGATCCATGCTGACGCTTGATGGCGATAAGGCGGATAAAGACTTTATTTCTAGATTTGAAATGCTGTGCAAATACACTTGCTGCCTTTATACAACACACAGTCATATACCAGAATCACCTAGAATTCGGATTGTAGTGCCACTCACCAGAATAATCACGCCCGATGAATACACCGCGATTGCGCGGTACTTCGCAGCCGAATGGGACATCGACTGTTTCGACGAGTGTTCGTATCGACCGCATCAGCTTATGTATTGGCCAACTACGCCCTCTAACGGAGAATATGTCTATAAACGGTTTGACGGCGAGTGGCTTGACCCAGATGAATATCTGACGGTGCACCCAAGCTGGCGCGATTGTGCTCAGCTTCCTACATCCTCAAGAGAAAGCATGGTAATTAGCCACGAAATGAAGCACCAACAGGACCCCATGGCCAAAAATGGGACTGTCGGTGCTTTCTGCCGGACATATTCAGCACAGGACTCAATTGAAACATTTCTGTCTGACATTTACGCTCCGTCCGCTTTGATCGGCCGCTACGACTTCATTCCTGCAGACAGCACTGCGGGTGTTGTCGTTTACGATGGCAAGTGGGTATATTCACATCACGCCTCCGACCCCGCAAGCGGTAAACTGTTAAATTCTTTTGACCTCGTGAGAGTCCATAAATTCGGCGATCTTGATGATAAGGAATCTTTCAAGGCGATGTGCGAATTCGCTATAAAAGACGAAAAAGTCAAACTTTTGATCACGGAGGAACGCATTGCTACTGCAGAAAAGGATTTCTCCACAGAGAGCGATTGGAAAGTTGAACTTGAACGAGAAAAAAACGGCACACTCAAAAACACACTCGGCAATCTGCTTATTATTCTCAATAATGATGAAAATATCATTGGAATCCGGTATAACTGCCTCGCCAATCAGATTTATGGCGAAAACCTACCTTGGGAACGACCGCACGCGCCTTGGCGTGACGCCGATACAGCGCAGCTTGTCGCTTACATTGATAGCCATTATGGCACATTTTCAGCCCGAAATTTTGAGCTTGCCCTGACCAAAGCTGCCGACGATCGAGCTTATCACCCGATACGGGAATATCTCAATAATCTGCCGGAGTGGGACAAAATTCCTCGAGTTGATACATTATTGATTGACTATCTTGGATCGGAGGACACGCCGTATACAAGGGCCGTTACACGTAAGACGCTTGTGGCGGCGGTAGCCCGTATTCTTAAACCGGGTACGAAGCACGATTCCATTCTTGTACTAAACGGCAAGCAGGGCATCGGCAAGTCCACACTCTTTTCTCGACTCGGACGACAATGGTACTCAGATAGCCTATCTATTTCAGACATGAAGGACAAAACCGCACCGGAAAAGCTGCAGGGTTACTGGATCCTTGAACTGGGCGAGTTGGCAGGTATCAGAAAGATGGATGCAGAAACGGTAAAATCGTTCATCACGCGCGTCGATGACAAGTACCGACCCTCTTACGGCCGAGCGGTCGAAAGCCATCCGCGCCAGTGCGTAATTGTCGGCACAACCAATAGCGACGGAGGCTTCCTTCGTGACATCACTGGCAATCGGCGGTTCTGGCCTGTTCGCGTGACGGGCAATAGTCTGCACCACGCCTGGGATCTTTCGGAAATAGACCAGATTTGGGCTGAAACTTTAGCAAAATACGTCGAGGGCGAGGAGTTATTCCTTAAAGGTGATATCGCGACTGCAGCTGTTGCTGAACAGAGAACAGCTATGGAGAACGACGACCGTGAAGGGCTTGTTGCAGAATATCTCAACTCCTTGCTTCCTGAGGATTGGGACGCGATGGACTTGTACCAGCGACGTAACTTCCTGTCAGGCAACGAGTTCGGTGGTGAGAGTCGTGTCGGTACCGTTCGCCGGAATCAGGTCTGTGTCATGGAGATATGGTGCGAGTGCTTCACGAAGCCACGCGAGTCCATAAAGAAGTCCGACTCATATGAGATTGAGGGCATCCTGAACAGACTTGGTGGTTGGGCAAAATATGACTGCAACAAGACCGGCAAAAAAGCATTGCCCATGTATGGTGTTCAGCGTGTTTTTATTCGGTCGGAATAGCTGGTGTAGGCTTGCCCATCATTGCCCAACGAGGCATCGGCAACCGGCATCGGCAACGGCGCAAGCCCCGATATAACGGGCATTTATCCTTGTTTATTGCCCATATTGCCGAAAATGACCTAATAATTTTTATTTGTATAGATATAGGTAATATGAGCAACACGATCGCCTGCATTATACGCCCGCGTAAGCTTTATAGGAAATAATCGGCAATGGGCAATCTGCAAATATCTCAAAAATGGAGGAATTTATGCAGGAAAAAGATATAGAGTGCAAACTTATCCAAACGATAAAAGCGATGGGCGGTATTGCAACAAAATTCATCAGCCCAGGTTTTGATGGAATGCCCGACCGACTTTTGCTCTTGCCAGGAGGAAGGATCGCTTTTGTTGAGGTTAAATCGACGGGGTGCAAGCCTCGGCCGTTGCAGGCACGAAGGCATGATATTCTTCGGAGTTTGGGATTCAAGGTGTACGTCATTGATGATATTGGGCAGATTGGATCGATGTTGATAGAGATTGGTGGGGCTGATAATGTTTGATGATTTACACGACTACCAGAAATATTCAGTCAGTTACATTCTTGAGCATCCAACAACGGCGCTTTTTCTTGATTGTGGATTAGGAAAAACACTGATATCCCTGACCGCCATCTTCGATCTGACACTGGATAGTTTCCTGATTCGAAAGGTACTGGTCATCGCCCCGTTGCGAGTTGCCCGAGATACATGGCCTGCCGAGATTGAAAAGTGGGATCACCTGACCGGGCTGATATATACGGTCGCCATTGGAAACGAGACACAGCGGAAAGTAGCGCTGATGCAGCGGGCGCAGGTCTACCTGATTAACCGTGAAAACATGGACTGGCTGATTAACGAAAGTGGCATGCCGTTTGACTACGACATGGTGGTCATTGATGAGTTGTCATCCTTCAAATCACCTTCATCAAAGCGGTTCCGAGCGCTTCGGAAAGTGCGGCCTGGTGTGAAAAGGATGGTTGGCTTAACAGGAACGCCATCCAGTAATGGCTTGATGGACCTTTGGTCTGAAATTGGCATCCTCGATATGGGCAAACGACTGGGCCGGTACATCACTCATTTCCGCAGCACCTATTTTGTGCCGGATAAACGCAATCAGCAGATCATCTTCAGCTACAAACCCAAACCCGGCGCTGAGGATGCGATCTACCGCCAGATATCTGATATCACCATCAGCATGAAAAATACCGACTATATGAAACTGCCAGAACTGGTATTCAACGAAATACCTGTCCTTCTATCGGATGATGAGCGTCAGCACTATCAGACCATGAAAGACGATATGGTGCTTACCTTAAAGGGCAAGGAAATCGACGCTGCCAATGCAGCCGCCTTGTCAGGAAAACTTCTGCAGATGGCCAACGGCGCAGTTTATGACGGAAGCGGCAGTTACATCCGAATTCATGATCGAAAACTGGATGCGCTGGAGGATATTATCGAAGCTTCAAACGGCAAACCGGTGCTGATCGCCTATTGGTTTAAGCACGATCTGGAACGGATTATGGCATTCTCCCCTGCTGAACGTCTGGATAGCACGGACTCGATCAGGCGTTGGAACTCAGGTGATATTCCAATTGCCGTTATCCACCCTGCTTCCGCTGGACACGGACTGAACCTTCAGTCAGGGGGTTCTTGCCTGGTCTGGTTTGGGCTGACCTGGAGTCTGGAGCTATACCAGCAAACCAATGCCCGACTCTGGCGGCAAGGTCAAAAAGAAACCGTCGTCATCCACCACATCATCGCCAAGGGCACGATTGATGAACAGGTCATGGATGCCCTGAAAAAGAAAGATAAAATCCAGGTCGCCCTGATTGATGCGGTAAAAGCGAATCTTGAGGAGTATACATTTGATGAATAATTATGAAGATTTGGCCAATGCCATTATCTTGCAGGCAGCCAAAGACTATAGAAAAGCTCTGCGCACTCTGTCGCAATATCCGAACGACAGCTATGCCCGTAGCCAGCGGAAAAGCATCGAACAGTTCTTCCGCTCTGACTATTATGACGCCTTGTCCAATCTAAATCCCGAAGCGCTCATCGAGCAACTGACCAAGGAGGTAGTGGTATGACCGCAAAAGAATATCTTGGACAGGCATATCGGCTTGATCAGCGCATCAACTCCAAACTGGAGCAGGTGGAGTCGCTGAACACCCTTGCTACCAAATGCACGACGACACTGACAGGTATGCCAGGAAACCCCAATCGTGCCATTTCAACGATGGCGGACGCTGTTGAAAAGATCATTGATCTGCAGGTTGAAATCAATAGTGATATTGATATGCTGGTAGACTTGAAGCGCGATATTGTCAGAGTCATCAAAGCTGTGGCAAACACTGAGTGCCAGACAATCCTGGAGCTTCGATATCTCTGCTTCAAAACATGGGAGCAGATCGCTGTGGACATGGGCTACAACGTGCGTCACGTTTATAGGATCCACGATGAAGCTGTGAGCCAAATACCAATCGGGAATCTTGGCAGTAAATGTCACTGTTTGTCAGATGATACTATCTGATATGATAGGCTTAGCAAAATAGGATTCAAGAAGCCTTCACGGGGAAAACCGCGAGGGCTTTTTGTTTGCCCGCCGGAGGTAAGCTCCATGCCCATGAAACCCAAACACCCTTGCTCATACCCCGGCTGTCCTCAACTGACGACCAACCGGTTTTGTGAAGAGCATACCAAGAAAGAATCACAACGTTATGAACGCTACGATCGTGATCCGGCCAAGTGGAAACGCTATGGTCGATCATGGCGGCGCATCCGTGACCAGCAGCTCGCGGCGCACCCCTTATGCGAACAGTGCAACAAAAAGGACAAGATCTCACCCGCTCGGGAGGTTCATCACATCAAACCACTATCGCGGGGTGGAACGAATGAATCAGATAATCTTATGAGTCTTTGTACGCCCTGCCACTCAGAGATCACGGCTCGCGAAGGCGGAAGGTGGAAATGAGGTTCGGCCCAAATTGTTGCCCTAACCAAAAATTTAGCAAGCCTAAGGCTTGCATCGAAGGAGGATGCGTCATGGGACGTGGCGGAAAGAGAGTAAGCATCAGAACTAAATTATACCATAAGTTTTTTTATGGGATATAAAGTTTTCGCAGTTTGCGTTGGTGACACCCCCGAGAGCAGTATGGTGAAAAATCAGTGCTAACGACCTAATAGCAATGGTTTTAGAAAAATGACCCCATAGCGCCGGTCAAATCTCTGTGACCTGTTCACTGGTGACCGGGTGCATGGTCACGCGCGAAAAAAATCCGGTTCAGACGGGGGATTAACCCCATATCTACAAGGAGGTGCTGCCGCATGGCTAAAGACGGAACAAACAGAGGCGGCAGACGCGTCCGAGCCGGCGATAAACCGCTCCCGCTCAATGACAAAATCACCCGTGGTAAAGCGGCGAAGATCCTGGAACCCGCGGACCTGAAACCCGGCAGCATGCTTGATGCCGGGGACCTCGATAGCGGTCCGGATCTAAACGGTGTTGACATGCCTGCGCCAAGCGAGTACCTCAGAGCCCGACAGAAAGACGGAAAACCCCTGGGTGCGGACTTGCTATATAAAGAAACATGGCACTGGTTGAAGGAACGCGGCTGTGAGCGCTTCATCAACCCACGCCTGATCGAAGCATATGCTCAGGCGTTCACCCGTTATATCCAGTGCGAAGAAGCCATCAGCCTGTATGGCCTGCTTGGAAAGCACCCGACTACCGGTGGCGCGATGGCCAGCCCGTTTGTCCAGATGAGTCAGTCATTTCAGAAGCAGGCTAACCTCTTGTGGTATGAGATTTTTGACATCGTCAAGCAGAACTGCACCACTGCATTCGTGGGGAATCCTCAGGACGATATCATGGAAGCCCTGTTATCGGGTCGGAAAGGAAGATAGAAAACATGCACACAACTGAACGATTGGAACAAGTCAATATCGATCGATTGGTACCTTATGTCCGGAACGCTCGTACCCACAGCAAAGAGCAGATCCTGCAGCTTCGTGCTTCCCTCCGGGAGTTCGGTTTTGTCAATCCGATCATAGTAGACAAGGACCTGAACATCATCGCCGGCCACGGCCGCATTCTGGCGGCGAAGGAAGAAGGCATCACCGCGGTTCCGTGTGTTTTCGCCGAGCACCTGACCGAAGCGCAAAAGCGAGCGTACATCATTGCGGACAACCGATTGGCACTGAATGCTGGTTGGGATGCCGAAATGCTGTCGGTTGAAATTGCCGACTTGCAGGGTGCAGACTTTGATGTTTCGATTCTGGGTTTTGATAATGCCGAGCTCAATAAACTCATGAGTGGTATTGAGGACGTCAAGGACGATGAATTTGATGTCGATGCCGAACTGAAAAAGCCCGCCATCACACAAATGGGTGATCTGTGGATCCTGGGTAATCACCGATTGGTCTGCGGTGACAGCACCAAGCCGGAAACCTTCGCGCTGCTGATGGACGGCAAGCAGGCTAACCTGGTCGTGACAGACCCACCTTATAACGTCAACTACGAAGGCACCGCAGGCAAGATCAAGAATGATAACATGTCAAATGACAAGTTCTATCAATTTTTGCTGGACGCATTCACATTAACGGAAAAGGCGATGGCCAGAGACGCCAGCATCTATGTTTTCCATGCTGACACCGAAGGCCTTAATTTTCGCAAGGCATTCTCCGAAGCCGGTTTTTATCTGTCTGGCACCTGCATCTGGAAGAAACAGTCGCTGGTTCTGGGCCGGTCCCCATATCAATGGCAGCACGAGCCCATCCTGTTCGGCTGGAAGAAGGCCGGCAAGCACTCTTGGTTTTCTGATCGAAAGCAGACGACCATCTGGGAGTTTGAAAAGCCCAAGAAAAACGGCGATCATCCAACGATGAAGCCGGTCCAGCTGATCGCATACCCGGTGCTCAACTCCAGCATGACCGGCAGCATTGTCCTCGATCCGTTCGGCGGATCCGGCAGCACACTTATAGCCTGTGAACAGACTGAGCGAGTTTGCTACATGGTTGAACTTGATGAAAAGTATTGCGATGTTGTTGTTAAAAGGATCATCGAACAGTTAGGTATGGCTGAAGCTGTTTACTTGATCCGCAACGGCCAGAAAGCACACTATTCCGATGTTGTGATGAAACCAGAAGCCTAGCACTATTGTGTTATTCACACACAATTGCGCGACTATATTTGTCGGGAATTAGTGGCAGTTGTCGCACGAATACGGCTTGATAATCCACAGCTTCAGAGTGATATATGTACTCACAAACGAAGCAAGGGAGGCCAACAAACATGAAAATTTTCTACCATCTCACAGGTTCAGAACGCAAATCACTGGTGGCTGCCGTCAGCCAGGAACTGAACGCACCGACCAAATACCTCGGTGCCCCGTCATTTTCCTACCGGGTGGGCGACTATCACATCGACAAGAATGGGTTGCTGGAAGGACCGGACAAGTCTGGTCTGGTCGCTGACCTGCAAGGTCTGCACAATTTCATTGCTGCCACCGTCGAGTACGACGAACCGATGACCTATGAGGAATCGTTGGGCGGGCTTGGCGCACTTGAGACATTCGAAGATCTGCAGTTGAGCGAGAGCGAAGAACTCGGGCTTGGCAAAAAGCCCAGCGAGGACTGGCAAGGAGAAAACGGCATGCAGGCTGATGATTGTATCATTGATGAGTCTGACACCCTGACCATTGAAATGCCTTTGGAAGGCTTCACGGAAGAAAGCATCGCCAACCTTGAAAAGCTGATCGCCAGCAAGGCCGGCCTGATCACGAAGGCACTGGGGGTAGACGCACTCACGATCGAGCGGACCGGAACCATGTTGCGTTTTCCATGGTTCGCCTTCGGCACACCCGGTGATGATGTCGCGGCTTTCACCCGATTCATCGGTGCCCTCTGTGCCGCTGCCAAGAAACAACAGAGGGTCACTGCCAGGGAAAGACTAGTCGAAAATGAAAAGTTCGCCTTTCGGGTGTTCCTTATCCGGTTGGGATTTGTCGGCGATGACTACAAGGCAGCTAGGAAGATCCTCTTGAGGAACTTGTCCGGCAACAGCGCCTTCAAGACTGTACCATCGACTAAGGAGACTGATGACCATGAATAAACTACCATCCAAGGCAATTATTGAACAGTTACGGCAGCAATTCCCGGCTGGCACACGAGTGGAGTTGGTCAGGATGAACGATCCGTATTCCAAACTAAAGCCCGGCGACCGCGGGACCGTTATTTTTTGTGATGATACCGGCACTCTGCACACGAGATGGGATTGCGGTTCCAACCTTGGCGTGGTGTACGGTGAGGATTATGCGGTGAAGGTCAAGGAGGCTGACGATGACTGACAAGATCAAGGACCAAATTTTGGCTATTCGCGATTCAGCTGTTGCCAATATGATTGACACCCGTCATGTGCAGCACGAAGCTTTTAATCGGGGCTTTTTCGAGCTAGTGCTTTTCATCGAAGAAAACCGTGGGGAGTATGTTCGATTCATCCTTTATGGCGATCGTTCTTTGGAATAATGATCGTAATATAGACATAATATAGGCCTAGTATTCTACACATTGCAGGCCGTCTTTCTCGTTGTATTTCGTTGCTATAACTGTGCTTTAGAGTGATATATAGCATAACGAAAAACACACAAGAGAGGCGGACACCAACATGAAAAAACAGAACTTCGGAATCGAGATCGAGTTTACCGGGATCACTCGCAAGACAGCCGCTGAGACCCTCAGCGCTCACTTCGGAACGACCTACAATGCTATCCGCGACGCCTACGACACCTACAAAATCCCCGACGGCCAAGACCGCAACTGGAAGATCGTTCGGGACGCGAGCATCCGGGTGGAAGGCGGCGAGCAGTGCGAGCTGGTAAGCCCGATCTGCCAATACGCCGACATCGAGACAATCCAGGAACTGGTGAGAAAACTCCGCACCGCCGGCGGCAAGGCAAACAACTCCTGCGGGATCCACATTCACATCAATTCCGCACCGCATTCCGCCAAGAGCATTCGCAACATCGCCAACATCATGACGGCGAAAGAAGATTTGATCTTCAAGGCCTTGCAGGTGGACGAGGACAGAGCACGCCGATTCTGCAAAAAGGTAGACGACGCTTTCATTGAAGATATCAACCGTAAAAAGCCACAAACCCTTGCAGCGGTCAAGAACCTCTGGTACAACGGTAATGACGGCAGCTGGCAGCACTACCACGAGAGCCGGTACCACGCATTGAACCTGCATAGCGTTTTCCAGAAAGGAACGATCGAGTTCAGAATGTTCAACTCCACACTCGCACACGCGGGCAAGATTAAGGCTTACATCCAGTTTTGCCTGGCGATCAGCCACCAGGCACTGACCCAGACCTCGGCCAGCAAGAGAAAGACTAAGACCTCAAATGACAAATACACCTTCCGTACTTGGCTGCTTCGCTTAGGCCTGATCGGTGACGAGTTCAAGACTGCGAGACTCCACCTACTGGCTAATCTTGAAGGTAACAGCGCATGGCGTCAAACGCGAGCAGCGTGAAGGAGGAGATAGACCATGAAGACTTTGTACATAGCTTACGGCAGCAACATCAACCTCGAACAGATGCAGCGACGGTGCTCGACCGCTAGGCCCGTTGGCAATTCATTTTTGAAAGGATTCCGGCTGCTGTTTCGTGGGCTGGATAACGGCGCGGTGGCTACGATTGAAAAATATGCGCGTGGAGCGGTGCCGGTTATGCTTTGGGAACTGGAGCCTGCGGATGAGGATGCTCTGGACCACTATGAAGGATTTCCGTACCTTTATCGCAAGGAATACCTGAAGATCCGTCATGATTCCGAATCGCTTGAAGCGATGGTATACATCATGAACCCGGGAAGAAGACTGGGCAGACCGAATCCTGCATATTTCAAGACAATAAAGGACGGCTACACACACGCTGGGTTTGATACTCGCTACTTAAACGAAGCGGTGACAGCATCAGCTGAACTATCCTGATTAGCACATACTGAATTGACATCGTCTAATGAACACATTCTGGTGTTGTTATTTGTGTAGTAATTCAAGCGTTATTGGCTTGCTATTAGTCTTGCGTAGAGTGATATATACACTAAGGAAAGCCAAGGAGGACAAGAAAATGTGGAAAAACGGAAAAATAGACGGCTGCGAATACTGGGTTAAACAATACGATTCTCCTTCAATTTATGGAATCGAAGAAGGTAAAGTATCAAAAATTTCTGTCCGGCGCGACGGCCGCGAGATCATCAGCTACGATCGCGCTTGGGACCTGGAGCCACAGACGGACGAGGACCGCGCGATCCTGGAAGCGATTTTGAAAAAGTACAACTGATTTAGCTACAGTATACGCACGACAAGGATTCCATTCGATTGCGCTGATATTAAAAAAGCGCGTATTCACCTTCAGGTTGTTTTTATCTAACGTAGCGCGTTATTGTTTGTCTCGCTATTATAAACTAATCTATACATGACCGGTCAATCAATAACGAGGGAGTGAACAGTATGCTATTTATTGCTGAAAATCTAAAAATACATCGAAAAGGGATGGGATTAACCCAAGAAGATGTTGCGCTGATGCTCTGTGTGACGCCACAGAGTGTTAGTAAATGGGAAAGAGGAGATACCTATCCGGATATTACACTATTGCCAGCACTTGCCAACCTCTTTAAAACAAGCATTGATACATTGATCGGTATGGATAAAATCAATGACGCGGAAGCAAGAACTGCTATTTATAAGACTGAACATGATTTCCTACGATCAGGCGATCATAAGAGGGCTGCGGCGCTCCTTGAAGAATCATTAAAGACTTTTCCTAATGATGAGAGCCTAATGTCCGAATTAGCATTAGCAATATCGTTCGACTCAGATCCAGATAAACTAAAGCGGTCTGTAACGTTATGTGAACGGGTTCTGTCTGGAAATCCATCGGAAAAGGTACGACACACGACTCGTGCAGCATTATGTTTCATATATTTAAAAACCGGTGATAAGAAAAAGGCAATAACCGTAGCACAAAATTTACCACATATGCGCGAAAGCCGTGAGACAATACTCACTCAGTTGAATAACGAACTAACCCAAACGGAAATTGATGACTATTTGAAGACCATTGCTCTAGGCGAAGATGTTTGATCAATGTGATATTCAAAGGCAAAGAAACCACCATCACTTGATAAAACGGTTGATGGTGGGTTTACAATATTGTAAGATAGAATATACGCATTATTTCTATTTTAGGAGGTGGTTGTATGAGCGAAAGCGATATTAGTGACATTATGCCGATTATAAATCTAATAATGATAAGGAGATGCTTTAATGAGTTACAACCCCGAAATTCCAAAAAACAGATATGATAATTATGGTGAACGTGAATGGACTCGTCTTGAAAAAGACGGGCATGGAGAACTTCTTTACCATGTGCATTTTGATTTGTTAAAGCGGTATATCAGCCAAAATGACAGAGTTTTAGAAATAGGTGCTGGTTCCGGACGATATACAAAAGATATTGTTAAAATGTGCAAAGAACTAGTTGTAGCAGATATATCAACACATCAGATCGAATTTAATAAATCAAAAATGAAAGAACTATCGTTATTTGATGCAATTAGGGAATTTCACGTATTAGATGTACTGGATATGGGAGTTTTTGAAGATTCCTCTTTTGATTGCATCGTTTGCATAGGTGGTGTAATAAACTATCTTTTAGACAAAGAAAAAGACGGCATAAATGAAATGTTAAGAGTATTAAAGCCTGGCGGCACATTAATTGTGGGTGCTATGAGTTTTATCGGTGCATCACTTTATTATCTCGATGGTATTAGATATGAAAAGGATCAATTTGGACTTGAAGCTACAAAGTGGGTATTTAATACGGGAATACAAGACGAAGAACATTATCCTGTCCCTAGTAAGCACTATGTCCATATAATGAGAAGCTCAGAAATGGACGCCTTATTCGCCAGTTTTCCTGTCTTTATAAAAGAACGGAGTTCTGCAGGATTGTTTACGCAGGCTGGTGATGCTGCATTGGAAAATGCCAGACAGGATAAGGAATTTTGGAGATTGATTATAGAAAAAGAAATTGCTTTTACTAAAATGCAAGGAACGCTTGATTGTGGAATGAATATCATCTATGTGTTGGAGAAAGACAATTAACAATCGTAGGTTATATGCATTACCAGAACTAATACCTATCATTTAACGATTACTTGTAAAAAGTGTACAAGAGGTAGTACCTTTGCCAAATGTACATTCATAGGATGAAAAAGAGCTTTCAACAGAGGCTCTTTTTTAATCCCAGAACCTAGGAAAGGCGGCGATGACAATACGAAAACTCAAGCGTTACAAACCGACTCCATTCATGGTATTGAGTTCCGTATACAACAAAGCTGCCGCCGACTACGCTGTTTCCTTTATTGAGGCACTGGCTCACACCAAAGGATCTTGGGCAGGTAAGCCTTTTGAACTAATCGACTGGCAGGAGCAGATCATCCGCGATGTGTTTGGCATCTTGAAGCCCGACGGCTATCGGCAGTTCAATACGGCCTATGTCGAGATCCCCAAGAAAATGGGCAAAAGCGAACTGGCGGCAGCGATTGCGTTGCTCCTGACTTGCGGTGACAAGGAGGAGCGTGCGGAAGTCTATGGCTGCGCTGCGGACCGCCAGCAGGCATCAATCGTTTTTGAGGTGGCTGCTGATATGGTGCGGATGTGCCCTGCTTTGAACAGACGTGTCAAGTTACTTGCTTCAACCAAACGACTGATCTACCTACCAACCAACAGCTTCTATCAGGTGCTGTCAGCAGAGGCTTACTCAAAACATGGATTTAATATCCACGGTGTTGTATTTGATGAACTTCATACCCAACCCAACCGGAAGTTATTTGATGTCATGACCAAAGGTTCCGGTGATGCCAGGATGCAGCCGCTTTATTTTTTAATCACCACGGCCGGCTCGGATACGAACAGCATTTGCTATGAGACACATCAGAAAGCGCTGGATATTCTGGAAGGTCGGAAGCACGACCCTACGTTCTACCCAGTGATCTATGGTGCAAAGGAAAATGATGACTGGACCGATCCCAAGGTCTGGAAGAAAGCAAACCCATCCCTGGGCATAACAGTCGCGATCGACAAGGTTAAAGCTGCGTGCGAGTCTGCCAAGCAGAATCCAGCCGAAGAGAACAGCTTTCGCCAGTTACGCCTGAACCAATGGGTCAAACAGTCCGTGCGCTGGATGCCGATGGCCAAGTGGGACGCCTGTGCATTCCCGGTCGACCCATCGAGTCTGGAAGGTAGAGTCTGTTATGGTGGGCTGGACCTTTCATCCACAACTGATATCACGGCGTTTGTACTCGTGTATCCGCCAACCGATGAGGATGAGAAATATAGTGTCCTACCGTTTTTCTGGATGCCGGAGGATAATATCGATCTGCGGGTAAGGCGAGACCACGTTCAATATGACCTTTGGAAGAAACAAGGGTACCTTTTAATCACTGAAGGTAATGTGGTGCATTACGGCTTTATTGAACGATTCATTGAAGAGCTTGGTACAAGATATAACATCCGCGAGATCGCGTTCGATCGCTGGGGTGCAGTCCAGATGGTGCAAAACCTCGAGGGTCTGGGGTTCACAGTTGTGCCGTTTGGCCAGGGATTCAAGGACATGTCGCCGCCGACAAAGGAACTGATGAAGCTGACGCTCGAGGGTAAGTTAGCCCATGGTGGTCACCCGGTTCTTCGCTGGATGATGGATAACATTTACGTACGCACGGACCCGGCCGGTAACATCAAGCCAGACAAGGAGAAATCAACCGAACGGATCGACGGTGCGGTGGCGACGATCATGGCATTGGATAGGGCTCTGAGGAATGGCAGCGCAGGCGTCAGCGGTTCTATTTATGATGAAAGAGGGCTGCTCGTTTTCGATATGTATTGACAACAAAACACCTTCAAAAAATAATCCAAACTCTATTTCAAGCAGGAGGCGTTCAATGACTATCTTCAATCGCATCTTCAAAGCCCGCGACAAGCCGAAAAACATACTGCCAGGCAGCACCTACAGCTTTTACTTCGGCAGCACATCCAGTGGCAAGGCTGTCAATGAGCGTACTGCCTTGCAAACAACAGCCGTTTATGCCTGTGTCCGGATCCTGGCGGAGACTATCGCTAGCCTACCACTTCACACCTACCGCTACACCGACCGCGGTAAGGAAAAAGCGCTGGATCACCCGCTGTATTATCTTTTGCATAACGAGCCCAATTCCGAGATGACTTCATTCGTGTTCCGTGAAACCCTTATGAGTCATCTCCTCCTGTGGGGCAACGCTTATGCTCAGATCATCAGGGATGGTCGCGGTCAGATCCTATCCCTCTACCCGCTGCTGCCGGACAAGATGACGGTCGACCGTGCCGCTGGCGGCGAGATCATCTACCAGTACAGGACCGATCGCGGTGTGTATTCGCTTCGCCGGGAGGATGTGCTTCACGTCCCCGGCCTGGGGTTTGACGGCCTGATCGGCTACTCCCCGATAGCGATGGCCAAGAACGCGATCGGCATGGCCATCGCCACCGAGGAATATGGCGCATCATTTTTCGCTAATGGTGCCAACCCCGGCGGTGTCCTGGAACACCCCGGCGTCGTGAAGGACCCGAAACGCGTGCGCGAAAGCTGGAACGCTGTGTATCAGGGCAGCTCCAATGCCCACCGGGTGGCAGTCTTGGAGGAGGGCATGAAATTCCAGGCGATCGGCATCCCCCCCGAACAGGCGCAGTTTCTGGAGACGCGAAAATTCCAGATCAACGAGATCGCCCGTGTCTTTAGAATTCCCCCTCATATGCTGGCTGACTTGGAGAAGTCCAGTTTTTCCAACATTGAGCAGCAGTCGCTGGAGTTCGTGAAGTACACGCTCGACCCGTGGGTGATCCGCTGGGAAATGTCAATCCAGAAAGCGTTGTTCTCCACATCAGAAAAGCAGCAGTACTTTGTCCGATTCAACCTGGACGGACTGCTGCGAGGTGATTATGCCAGCCGTATGCAAGGCTATGCTACCGGCCGCCAGAATGGTTGGCTTTCCAGTAATGACATACGGGAGCTTGAAAACATGAACCTTATCCCGGCCGAACTCGGAGGTGACCTGTATCTGGTCAATGGCAATATGTTGCCGCTTTCAAAATCAGGGAAATTTTACGAAACGAAGGAGGAACAAAACGAATGAAAAATAAATTCTGGAACTGGGTACGCGACAGTGACGGTGCAGAGCGCACCCTCTACCTGAACGGCCCTATCGCTGAGGAGACCTGGTGGGGTGATGAGGTCACACCGAAACTGTTCAAGGACGAACTACTGGCCGGCAGCGGCAATATCACCGTCTGGATCAACTCACCCGGTGGTGATGTTTTTGCTGCAGCGCAAATCTACAACATGATCATGGACTACCCCGGCCACGTCACCGTGAAAATCGACGGCATCGCTGCCAGTGCCGCGTCGGTAATAGCCATGGCCGGGAGCACGGTGCAGATGTCGCCGGTCTCAATGCTCATGGTCCATAATCCCGCCACAATCGCGATCGGCGACAGCGAGGAAATGCTCAGGGCCAAAGCGCTGCTGGATGAAGTTAAAGAAAGTATCATCAATGCGTATGCGCTGAAAACCGGGCTGTCACGCGCCAAGCTTTCACACCTCATGGACGCAGAGTCCTGGATGAACGCCAACAAGGCTGTCGAGCTTGGCTTTGCCGATAGCATCATGTTCACAGGCGAGCCACAAGACACAAGCCCGGGACTGATCTTCAGCCGTGCTGCGGTTACCAACTCGCTCCTCAGTAAGCTGCCCAGACAGCCGCCCAGACCTAAACCCAAAGAAAACCAAGAACAACCCACCCACACGATTGAGTCGCTGGAAAAGCGGCTCTATTTGATTCAGCCTTAAGGAGGGCCAAAACACATGAACAAGATTTTAGACCTACGTGAAAAAAGAGCCAAAGCCTGGGATGCAGCAAAAGCGTTCCTCGACAGCAAGCACGGCACCGACGGCCTGATCAGCGCCGAGGACACAGCCGTGTACGAAAAGATGGAAGCAGATGTCGTCAGTCTTGGTAAGGAGATCGACCGTCTTGAGCGCCAGCAGGCGCTGGACCTTGAACTCAGTAAGCCGGTAAACACCCCGATTCGTAACCAGCCACACGCTGCCAGCACCGACGTTAAGACCGGCCGCGCCTCAGATGAGTACAAATCCGCGTTCTGGCGTGTCATGCGTAGTAAGAACGCCTTCGATGTCCAGAACGCCCTGCAGATAGGCACCGATTCAGAAGGCGGGTACCTGGTCCCTGACGAGTTTGAGCGCACGCTGGTCGAGGCACTGCAGGAAGAAAACATCTTCCGCCAGCTGGCTCGGGTGATCTACACAGCATCCGGCGACCGCAAGATCCCTGTCGTCGCCTCGAAAGGTACCGCCAGCTGGGTGGATGAGGAAGGCCAGATTCCCGATGCCGACGACGTGTTCGACCAGGTCTCTATCGGCGCGAACAAGCTGGCAACGATGATCAAGGTCTCGGAAGAGCTTTTAAACGACAGCTTTTTCAATCTGGAAGGGTACATCGCCCGGGAGTTTGCCCGACGCATCGGTACCAAGGAAGAAGAGGCCTTCTTCATCGGTAATGGCACAGGCAAGCCCACCGGCATTTTCAATGCAACTGGTGGCGCAACGGTCGGTATCACGTCTGTCAGCAGCACAGCCGTCACAGCCGATGAGGTTATTGACCTGTACTATGCCCTGAAATCGCCGTATCGGCGAAATGCTGTGTTCACCATGAACGAAGCAACCGTCAAGGTCATCCGTAAACTCAAGGACGGTGCTGGCCAGTACCTGTGGCAGCCTTCACTGCAGGCAGGCACACCCGACACCATCCTCAACCGTCCGCTCAAGACCTCGTCATATGTACCCACCATGACTGCCGCCGCCAAGGCCATCGCCTTCGGTGACTTCAGCTATTACTGGATCGCGGATCGTCAGGGCCGATCTTTCCAGCGCCTGAACGAGCTGTTTGCCGCTACTGGCCAGGTGGGTTTCAGAGCCACTCAGCGCGTCGACGGCAAGCTGGTCCTGGTAGAGGCCATCCAGGTCCTGCAGATGAAAGCGTGAGGTGACAACGCATGAGTAACGTAAAAAACTACACCGAACAGGGCGGCGAAACAACCGTCATTGGGGGAACACTGGACATCGCTACCGGCGGCAAGCTGACCATTGCTGGAACACAGCTCAAACCAGCGGCATTCCAGGCCAACAGCGAAGCGACCACGATCGCCGGGTTGGTCGCCGACTTTAACGCACTCCTGGCAAAACTGATCGCGGCCGGCCTGATGGCTGATTCGTAATCAAAAAATTTCTGAGAGGAAGGTGCTCGCCTGATGGTTAAAATAATCACCCCGATCGAAACAGAACCGGTTGCACTGGTCGAGGTCAGGCAGCACCTTCGCCTTCCGGAAGAACAAACCGAGGACGATCTGCTCCTGAGCCTGGTCAAGACAGCCAGGGCGTATTGTGAGAATTTCACCCGCCGCGCTTTGGCCGAACAGACACTGGAAGTGTATCTGGACCGGTTCTCCGTCAACAGCCCAATTCTGCTGCCATGCCCGCCGATTCGGAGCGTTATGGAGATCGGGTACAAGGATAGCACTGGAACGGAGACGATTTTACCAACATCCAATTACCTCGTGGATACAGATCGTGAACCCGGCCGGGTTCTGCCTGTGTATGGCATGTCCTGGCCGGTGTTCACGCCATATCCCGCATCTCCCATCCGGATCCGGTTCGTCGCCGGGCATGCAGTTCTGCCGGAGCCAATCCGCCAGGCGATGCTCCTACTGGTGGGGCACTGGTACGAAAACCGCGAAGCGACCGGCACGGCCAAGGACCAGACGGCGTTTTCTGTGCACGCGCTGCTGTCGCCGTACCGTGTGGAGGTGTTCTGACATGGAAGCAGGAAAGCTGAGGCACCAGATTACCATCCAAGTGATGGACACGAACGAAGCCTGGTCCGACCTGGTCCTGTGTCAAGCTCAGGTCAATGGCCTCTCCGGCAGCGAGTACTGGGCGGCATCCGCCGAACAAGCGCAGAACAGCGTAGATTTCATCGTACGCTATGCATCCGTTTTGGCTAATTTGGCCCCACAAACCACGCGCATCCTGTTTCGCAGCCAGATCTACGATGTGAAAAGCATTGATAATTTCATGTACCAGAACAGGTCCTTGAAGCTAAGGGCGGTGATGCACCATGGACGTTAACCGGCTGGCAGCTGCGATCGAGCAGGAACTTCTGACCTATTCAGATGCCATCTCAGAGAAGATAGGCGAGGCTGTCGAGACCGTGGCGGCCGAGGTCAATGACGAGATCAAGCGTCGTGTCACGTTCCGGCAGCGCTCGGGCAAGTATGTCAAGACGTTTCACATTAAGAAGATCAATACCGGCAGCAGGTACAATCATAGCCGCGTCTGGCATGTCAAGAGCCCGCATTATCGCCTGACGCATCTTTTGGAGCACGGTCATGCGCTTAGGGGCGGCGGCCGCACGCGTGCGTTCCCGCACATCATCTTTGGTGAACAGCTGGCAGAGCGACGTATGCCAGAGCTGACGGAAAAGGCGGTGCAGGATGCTGGACGTTAAGACCTTACTGCAGAAGGCCGGGCTGCCCGTCCGCGAACAGCGGTTTCTGGGTGTCATGCCGCTGCCAGCGATCGTCTACACGGACGATGTGGAGGTAGGCGGCGCGGACCTTAAAAATAACCTCATCACCCATAACATCGGCATTGAGTTCTATGCGGAAAATATCGATCTGGAAAACGAAGCGAAGATCGAACGCCTTCTGGATAACATGCCGATGAGTTACACAAGAAGTCGCGACTGGATCGAGAGCGAGAAGTTTTTCTCGACCAATTATGAATTTACCATTACAGAAAGGAAGTAGAGACTATGTCAACAAACGGAGAAAAAATCATCTTGGGCAGCGGGAAGTTGTACGTCACTGAGTACAGCGGTGCCATACCCGCCGATAACATTATTGAAACTGCTGGGAACCTCCTCGGCTACATCCAGGGCGGTGCAACCCTCAGCTATAAACCGTCATTCTATATTGCTGAGGACGATCTGGGGCTCGTGAAAAAGCAGATCCTCACGAAAGAAGAGGTGTCTCTAAAGAGCGGCATCATGACCTGGAACGGCGACACCCTGAAACGGCTCATTTCCACAGCCCGTGTCACGGAAAACGGTGTGACCCAAAAGCGTCTCGTCAAGATCGGCGGTGTCGGCAACCAGGACGGCAAACGCTATATTGTCCGGTTTGTCCACGAGGATGCGACAGACGGCGATGTGCGCGTCACCATTGTCGGCGGTAACCAGGGTGAGCTGGCCCTATCGTTTGCCAAGGACAAGGAAACCGTCATCGACGCCGAGTTCATCGCCATCCCGCACGATTCCGAAGGCACACTCGTGCTGTTTGAAGAGGACATCGCCGGGCTTGTCACCCTAACCGTCACATCCGTTGCTGGAACCACAACCGGCAAGACCCTGATCACGGTGGTTCCGCTGCTCGATTTTCTCTGCACTTATGTGTACAAAACCGGCGCGACGCTCACGCTCCCCGCTTTCAATGACGACCTGTCAACCGGTTGGACCGCTTGGGATGGTGTGTCGGAGATCACAGCTACCACCGGTCATGATATCGCCATCGCCGAAGTGGATGAAAGCATGCTCTGTCAGGCCGTCGGCAAGACCACGGTTGTGGCTAAGGCGTAAGGGGGTAACCGGTGCTGGACTTTACAAAATCTGCCAAGCGCTATCTGGCTGTGAACCTGATCGATAACCAGCTGATCCGGGTGCGCATGCCTACTAAGCGCGTGTTTGACGCACTGCTTGGCCTAAAGGACCATCTGACCAGCCTGACCACGGAAGATGGCGGGCAGCTGGGTGACATTTACGACCTGATAGCGGTAGTGCTCTCGAATAACCTCGAGCACAAGCCGGTTACCAGCGACTACCTGGCTGAGCTCTTCGATATCGAGGATGTGCAGACGTTCTTTCAGGGCTACATGGCCTTCATCAGCGGGGTCGTGTCAGACCCAAACGCCAAATCCCCTCCATCCCAGACACAGGAACCCAGTCACACTACCGATGCCTGACCGAGTGGGAGCGTCTGGTCCATGACCATACAGGCCTGAATTTCCATGAAATCGGTGATCTGCCCCTCGATGCGTATCTGGCCCTGCGCCGGGATGCTTATTTGTTTATGCTTGAGCAGTCAGAAGAGGGCCGAAAATACTTGGATCAGTGCTGGATTATGGACCAGACCTCCCCGGATAGAGGGGCACTTCGTGAAAAGCACGGCCGACGCAAAAGGAGGTGAGCGGTATGGCCAGAGGAATCAAGGGCATCACGGTCGAAATCAATGGAAATACCGCGCCGCTCGACAAGGCTTTAAAAAGCGTTAATTCTACTGCAAAGGGGCTGCAGAGCGAACTAAAGCAGGTGGAAAAGGGCCTGAAACTGGATCCCAATAATATCACGCTGACTGCGCAGAAGAGCCAGCTCCTGAAAGAGGAAATCGCCGCGACCAAGGAAAAACTGGACGCCTTGAAAAAAGCACAGGCTCAGGTGAAAGCACAGTTTGCCGCGGGCACAATCGACGCGGAGCAGTTTCGCGCATTCCAGCGCGAGCTGGAAACGACCAAAACCAAACTGTCCAGCCTGAAAGATGAAAAAAAGTCCGTGTCCGTGATCGGTACCGCATTTACTGCTGTCAAGGAAAAGGTCCAGGCCGTGCTGGACAAGCTAGCTCCTGTCACCAATGGCATCAAGAAAGTCGGCGAAGCATCAGCCAAGCTGGCTGTCGGCGGTGTTAAAGTAGTCGGTACCGCGGTCCAGGGTGCCGGGAAAGCCTTAGGGCTATATACTCTGGCAGCTGGTGCGGCCGGCACGGCACTGGCTGCGTTTGGCATCAAGGGTGTCAAGACGGCCAGTGATTTGAGCGAAGTGGAAAATGTTGTTAATAAGACCTTTGGTGAGGACGGCGCTGCCAAGGTCGACGTCTGGGCCAAACAGGCGGCCGTGTCGTTCGGGCTATCGGAACTGAGCGCCAAGAAGATGAACGGCACCATGGGCGCCATGCTAAAATCAACGGGCCTCACGGATCATGCGGTTTTGGATATGTCCACAACCCTCACCGGTCTTGCCGGCGACATGGCCAGCTTCTATAATCTGGACGGTGAAGAGGCGTTCAATAAGCTAAGGAGCGGTATTTCCGGAGAGACGGAACCGCTGAAGCAACTGGGCATCAACATGAGCCAGGCTAACCTCGCAGCATTCGCACTGGCGCAGGGGATCAAGAAACCCATCGCGTCCATGTCACAGGCGGAACTGGCCACTCTTCGTTACAACTATATCCTCAAGGCGACCAAGGACGTGCAGGGTGACTTCGCTTCAACCTCCGGTGGGCTGGCCAATCAGCTGCGTATTGCCAAGCTTCAGGTGGAAAACATCGCCTCATCGTTCGGGCAGGCGCTACTTCCATCAGTAACCTCAACCATACAGGGCCTAAACGGCCTCATCAACGAAGCGATGCCGGCCCTGACCGGTACCTTCACTGGGCTGGCTGAGGTCATGACCGGTACAGAAGGTGCTTCGACCAAGTTCTCGGAGAACCTTGAGGACCTGATCAGCCTGATCAGCGGCAAGGTGAGAGACGTTCTGCCAGGCATCATTCATGTTTTGGCTTTGTCCCTACCAACCCTGCTTGACGGGTTCAATACGGTGCTGATTGCCCTGATCACCAGCGTAGGCGAGGCGCTGCCCGGGCTGATCAACGCACTGCTGCCGGCGCTGCTCGGCGGCTTGACTGGGCTGGTATCAAGCATCATCCCGCTGATTCCCATCCTGCTGCCTGTTCTGGTGGATGCCGGGGTCCAACTGTTCATGGGCCTACTTGACGGCTTGAACCTGATCATTCCGCAGCTCATCGCTGTGCTGCCGGTCATGATCCAGCAGCTGGGGGATACGATCATTGCTAACCTGCCACTCATCATCCGAGCCGGCATTCAGCTACTGGTCAGCCTGATCAAGGGCCTGACGCAAACCATACCCCAGCTCATCCCGATCGTTATTGACGCAGTATTCCTGATCATGGAAACGCTCCTGGACAACATCGACCTCATGCTCGATGCCGGCATTGAGCTGATCCTTGCCGTAGCGATGGGCCTGATCAAAGCGCTGCCGCGGCTGGTGGAGAAGATCCCGGTCATCATCGAAAAATTGGTGCTGGCGATCATGAGAAACCTGCCGAAGATCATCGATGCAGGGCTACAGATCATCATCGCCTTGGGTGGCGCACTGATAACCAATATCCCTGTGCTGGTCAGTAAGATCCCGCAGATCATGGACTCATTGAAGAATGGTTTTATGAATATGCTCTACCGGATCAAGGACATCGGTGCAAACCTGATCTCCGGGCTGTGGTCCGGCATCCGGGACAAGTTCAGTTGGCTCACGGATAAGATCAAGGGCTTTGCCGGAGACGTGCTAGGCGCTATAAGGAAATTTTTCGGTATCGGCTCACCGTCCAAGGAGACCAGGCGGTTCGGCGACTTCATCGCGCAGGGCCTGGCGCTGGGTATAACGGACGGAGCGCGGGGCGTGCTGGGTTCGGTCAATCAGCTGACAGCGGACGCTATGTCGGCTTTTGGCAACCTGGACTTGTCCACAACCGCCGGGCTCAACTGGCAGGAAACAATGCCGATAGGATCTGAAAAGGATGGCGCAAATGAAGCAGCTGCGCCAGTGGCCAACAACACAACGATCAACCTGAACGGCAATTACAGCTTCCGTGACCGGGACGACATTGAATATTTTATGAACAGGATGGAACTGGCCGTGAGGAGGGTGTGATTCATGACAATAAACGGAACCAATATTGCTGTGTTTGGTGCGATGCTGCTATCCAAACAGGTCACCAACCACGATGTGGTCCAGATATACGACTGGCTGGACGGCGCAGCCAGCCCGGTATTTTCGCGGACAGAGCAGCGATTTAAGGACATTACGCTGACGATCCTTCTGGAAGCAGCCTCGGAAGCTGAAACAGAAAGCCAGTTTTCAGCGCTGATCCGATCCCTCATGGACTGCACACTTGTGTTTGATGGCCTACCCAAACGCTACGATTGTCACTTCAAAGGCAAGACGGAGCCCAAACGCCTGACCGCTCGCGCCTGGCTTTTGGAGATTGACCTTTTGTGTCACAGGACCTACCTGCCCGAGGTGATCATCACCGCTAATGGTATCGGCATGAAATCGATCACTAGCCTTGGCGCCATGCCGTCGCCGTGCCTGATCACCGTGACACCAACCGTGGCCATCTCAGAGTTCGTGATACAGGGGTTTAACTCAGAAATCCGGCTTTATAACCTTGCAGCCAATAAACCGCATGTGATCGACGGGTACTTCTACCGCTACCTGAAAGATGACGTGAACGATATAGGGAACTACAACGCTTTTGCCTGGCCGGCACTGCCTGTTGGCACAACCGAACTGATCTTTAGCCATACGACGGCCAACATCACGATCCAGTATTATCCCATTTTTAACTAAAAGACCAGCTAGAGAAAGTTAAGAGGTAAACGTGAAAATATTCAGTATTTTAAATCCAATTCAAGCAATCTAATAGGCATATAAAATATAATCTCACTTTTGAGACACTATAACGTATTCTGCCATCCATTGGAAGATTTCGTTTTCAAACGGAAAAATATCATCAGTGGGAGCTGGCAGTTCGCCGTATACTTTTACAGCCTCATTCTTGCCATAACCAGCCTTCTCGCATTTTAATAACCACTGATTGATGTTATACAAATTTTCTTCTTCGGGACGATAGCTGTTGTCAAGATTCGTGAAAAGCTGAATCCATTTCTTTGTGTTCTCACTATTATGGTCGTCAATTGTACTGATGTTGTAAACGGCGTGTGCGCCAGATTTTAAGACACGGAAACCTTCATAGAAGCCGTCCATCATTTTATGCTGCATACTTTCAAAGCCGCCATTAGAAAAAACAATATCAATACAATTATCAGCCAAAGGTAGGTGCGCGCAATCACAGGCTAAATAAACCATATCAACATATGGGTTATTCCATTCTTTAGAATAGAAAACTCGATTCCATTTTAATATTCTGTGACTTAAATCCGTCATGATAATAGTTACTGGCCAGTTAATGCGTTCAATAATGTATTTAATACCGCTACCTGTTCCGCAGGCAATATCAAGAATCATACGCGGACGAATTTTATCGATTCTCTGCCACATTATCTCCCTGTAATGAGGATCACCCTGCCAGTATCGCGGATTTCCCGGGTGGTGTTGCTCCTCCAGATAATGCTCATAGTTTCTGAGCCAAAGAGACCATAACTCACCTTTAATTTCGCGCGAACCAAAATGAATAACACCATCTACCACATCATAGCTATGACCGTTATTGCATGAAAATTTCAGCTTATCCTGTTTTATAGGAATATGCATTTTCAATTTATCATGGCATTGTGGACATTCAAGACATTTACTAATATGCAATAATCCTCTGTCAATGCCGATTTGAGGTTCGATGAAATCCTCACCATCTAGAATAGCGTGTATCGAAGATTTGGAAATCCACGAAATGTTAAGCAATACTTCAATGTCAGGTAAAGCGAGTCCTGTTTCCCATTTTGAAACAGCTTGTGTAGAAACATTCAGCTTACCAGCAAAAATAGCTTGGGAATAGCCAAGTTCTTTACGAAGTTTCGCAATTCGATTGCCCACTACAACTTTATCAATCATATCAAATCCCTCCAAGTATTATTTTATAGTGAATTAAGGAGTAGAATCAATGTATTTGTAATTTAATTATTCGATGATATGTCAACTGTCGGTTGAAATCCTTTGTTTTATTAACACTGCTTTGTCAAAAACACCGTAAAAACATAAGGAGGGGCAAGCATGCTCAAGCTATTAAATGGCAGCAGGGCGATGGTTGCCCTCCTGACCCAGTTCAAAGATCTCTCCATCGAATCGGACCTGGCCACTGCAGATAAGCTCCTCATGTTCAAGCTGCCCAAGTCCGTGCTGCCGCGCTCGCAGCTGCAGCAGGAGTTTTTCCTGCAGTCTGAAACAGATGAGTATGTGATCAAGGAAATCAACTTTAGTGACAAGGACTTCTATGAGGTTTATGGCAAGCTGAACGTTGACAGCCTGCGTGGTAAGGCATACCTGACGTATGAATCCGGCTCGGTTACGATCAGCACCGTGCTTACAGATATCACCGCAGGAACCGGCTGGACCTACCAGCTGGTGGACACCAACACGAAGCTGCGGACCTTGAAGCTGACGAATGTCTCAGTACATCAAATCATCCTGGAATGCTGTGCTGTGTATGGCGTGGAGGTCTGGTTTGATACCCTCAGTAAGACGATTAGGGTTTACAACCAGCGCGGCACGGATCGCGGTGCGTATGTATACAGTGAACTGAACCTAAGGGACAGCGACTACCAGTCGGACACCTATGATCTGGTAACCAGGCTCTACCCGTACGGCAAGGACGGGCTTTCTATCGCTTCCGTCAATGGCGGGCTGGCGTACATCGACAACACGCAGTTTACAGGGAAGATTATCGAGCGCAAATGGATCGATGAGCGGTATACCAGTGCTCAGGCGCTTTTCGATGACGCGGTGACTGTCCTGGACGTGCTGAGTAGACCACGCGTGGCGTTTCGGGTGGATGTGCTAAACCTTGTCGGCAGCCGGCCAGAGTACAGTATTTTGGATTTCCAGCTGGGCGATTGGGTCAGGATCTTCGATAAAACAAACCGGATCACAGATATACAGCGGATTGTCCGCCTGGTCGAGTACCCGTTAACCCCCGAAAAGAATAAGGCGGACTTTTCCAATAGCCCGATCAAATACAGCGGCACTAATGCCAAGCAGATCGCGGACCTCAGTCAGATCCTCAGCAGCACCAAGGCAGAACTGAGTGAGGCGATCGATCAGGTGACGGCGCTTGTTATGAATGGTGAGAACGGGAATGTCATTCTGCGCTATGACGAAGAGAGCCAGCCATACGAGATCCTGATCATGGACACGGCGGACATCAACACGGCCACCCGCGTCTGGCGCTGGAACCTAAGCGGACTCAGTTATTCAGCAACCGGGTATAGCGGTCCATACACCACAGCGATCACCATGGACGGCCAGATCGTGGCTAATTTCATCAGCACCGGTACACTGTCTGCAGACCGCATCGCTGCGCACAGCCTGACCGCAGATAAACTGGCAGCGGGCACCATCACTGCGGAAAGCGGCGTGATCGCAGATCTGGCCATCACCACTGCCAAGATCGCCATTGGTGCCATCACTACTGCCTTGATCGAGACGAGCGCTGTCGAAACCGCCCAGATCGCGGACGGATCCATCACCGATGCCAAGATCGTGGGCCTAACCGCTAATAAGATCACTGCGGGCACGATCGATGCCGGGAGTATCAATGTCATCAACCTGAACGCGGATAACCTGACAGTTGGCACGATCAACGGCCAGCGGATAGCCGATGGAGCAATCACAACTGAGAAGATATCCGTCGGCGCTGTCACCGCAGAAAAGGTAGCGGTTGGAGCGATCACCGCGGATCACCTCATGAACGGGAGCATCACATCCGAGAAGATCGCTGATGGGTCTATTAAGGAAAGCCAGGTCAACTGGTCCACACACCTGTTATTTTAAAGGAGGAACCATAAAATGAAAAAACGAATCAAGCTAACCAACAACCGGGTCCAGTCCGTAATTGAAAGAACCGTCGAATCGGCCGTCAACCGTGCGTTCACAGAAGGGTTCAAGTCTGTCCTTCTGGACATCACCTACCGCATCGACAGCCTGATGAACATGGGGCTATTGCAAGCAGGGCTGCCACATCGGGTCACATCCGAGATGCTGCACCTGTCGAGACCCATGCTGGACGGGTTTACCATCACGGACAACTCGCCGTCGGCAGGCAGCATTGCCTGGGCGGACTGTAACATTATGTATAAGGGAACCAAATACACGATCACAAACGGCAATACCACCGCGAAGTATGTGTATTGGACGCTGGCTACGACACCGACTACGTTCAAGAATTCTGCGACCAAACCGACCCTCACGGATGACGATATCCTGATCTGCGTCAATAACGACGGTGTGCACCAGTTGGTGATCGGCGAAGGACGCATGGTCGATGGTTCGACCCTGCTGGACGGTACGATCGGCTCGGGTGAGATCGGGTCCGGGGCAGTCACCACAGCCAAGATCGCTTCCGCTGCGATTACGAACGGACTCTTGGCAACGGACGCTGTACAGGCGGGCAATATTGCCAGTGGTGCCGTAACAGAGACAAAGATCGGGTCCGGGGCAGTCACTACGGCTAAAATCGGTTCGAGTGCAGTAGGCAGCACACAGCTAGCCAGCAATGCAGTAACCGACACGAAAATTGCCTCGAGCGCGGTAACGGAGACAAAGATCGCGACAAGCGCCGTAACGTCAGGAAAACTCGCGTCAGGTGCTGTTACATCCGCTGCACTCGCATCAGGAGCTGTTACAACAGCGGCGGTTGCAACAGGTGCGATCGGCAGCACACAGTTGGCCGACGGAGCCGTCATCGGCGCAAAGATCGGGGCAGGTCAGGTAGCCACTGATAAGCTGTCGATCGCCTCGCACCTCCTGTTCTAAGGCAGGTGAAAGAGGTGACCATTTATGTATTCCATTCTGAATAACTCACCATCTGCCGGGTATATCCAGTGGAGCAGCGTCAATATCCAGTATAATGGCGTATCCTACGCTATCGCCAACGGCTACACGAACTATACCTATGTGTACTGGCTGGCCTCAAGCCCGAGTTATTTTGTTGTGTCAGACACTTTCCCAGCGCTGACCTCAGCAGATGTCCTGGTATTTCTTAATAAGTCAGGCATTGCGATGGTTGTACCCACTGCAACCATCCTTGACGGCGGCCTGATCGTGCCTGGCTCGATCTTCGCTGCGGCGATCGCAGCCAATACCATCACCGGCAACGAGATCGCAGCAGGCGCCATCTCAGCCAGCGAACTGGCAGCCAATTCTGTCATAGCCGGCAAGGTTGCGACAAACGCGATCACGGCAGGAACTGTTGCAGCTAATGCCATAGGCGCTGAAGCGATCGCGGCAGGTGCCATTACGGCAGACAAGATTGTAGCAGGTGCGATCACGAGCGACAAGATTGCGGCGGCAACCATAACAGCCAATAAGCTGGTGACTGGCACGATCACGGCAGCAAGCGGCATCATTGCTGATGCGGCGATCACCAACGCCAAGATTGCAGATGCCACCATCCAGTCGGCCAAGATCGCCAGCCTTGATGCGGGCAAGGTCACCACCGGGACGTTGCAGTCAGCCACGGGGAATTCCTGGATCAGCCTGGCCAACGGTCAGTTTTCGTTCGGGAATGGCGCACTGGCCTGGAATGGTACGAGCCTGACCGCGAAAGGCTCGTTTGAAGCCTTAGCCGGAAGCTATCTGGCCAAGCTCGATGCGGGTGCTGTCAAGCTATCCAGTTCTGGTGTTGAACTTGGTTATTTTTCGATTCAGACAGCAGGTCCTACCGGGCCATGGATTACTGCGGCGGCAGGAGCAAAGACGATCAATTTCGCTAAACTGGTTAGCAGTAATTTGCATACAGCTTACCTGATCGACTGGGGCAGCACAGGCAGCACATCGGCAACACACCGGTTTTGGGGCACAGTTACGATGAACGGGCACCCACTCTCGTGTGGAGCGCTAACCAGCGGCGCTATTGCTGCGGACGGCGTTGTCTCCTGCTGGCGTGTAGAGCCGCACGCGGACAATAACGACCGGTGCGGCACGACAACCAGGCGGTGGCAGGCGGTTCATGCTTTGGAAGGGTACTTCAATAAGCTGACCATCGGCACCAATACCTGTTGGGCAGCAGGGGCAATGACGCTGACAACCGCATCCTGGGCGTCTGTTTCGTTCGGGAAAACCTTTCCTTCCGCACCCAGGGTGTTTGGCCAGTACACGCACGATTTTACCGGTGATATTGGTGCACTCAAAATCAGGAATATCACAACAACAGGCTTTCAGGCGACGATCGGCGGGTCAGGCTTTTCTAATATCAGCGCGAACTGGTTTGCTGTTCTGGTTTAAGGAGGGAGATTTGATGGCACTACAAAAAACAATCACAGACGAACGCGGTGTAACGGCTACCTACTTCCGTGTAACGGCGATCATTGAGCAGTATATGACGGATGTACCCGTGATCACGGTTCAGCTTCTGGGTTATGCCGATGAAACATACAGGGATCGAGAAAAGATGGAAGGAGGGCAAACCTTGTCCAATGCCTATAGGGAAGTGTATTTAGCTGCAAACGATGAGCTGGGCTACACGAGGGCGGATATTTACAAGCGGCTTGCAGCGGAAATTCCTGAGTTTGCCGGGGCAAAAGAAATTTAGGAGGGCACATGAGGTTTACAATTGACAAAAACTTGCTGGAACAGATGATCAACTATCTGGTAACCAGGCCGTACACGGAAGTTGCGCAGTTGATTGCAGCTATCCAGCAGGATATTAAGGTCGTGGAAGAACAGCCTGAACCAGAAGCGAACGCGTAACAGAACACCCGAAGGAGCCGAAAGGGCTCTATTTTTTATGGAGGAAAACACCATGTCGAAAAGAAAAACCAATCTATCACTGGTCGGTTATGCCATATCACGACTGGGCACCGGCTATGTCTATGGCACGTACGGTCATGTGCTGACCGAATCACTCTTGGCTGGCAAACTGAAGCAGTATCCGCTTAAGGTGCTGCCGTACCTGTCTTTCATCCGCGCCAACTGGCTGGGAAAGCCGGTGCAGGACTGTGTTGGCCTCATAAAGGGCCACTACTGGACCAATGACGACGGCAAGATCGTCTACAGGCTGGACGGCCTTCCGGATGTCTCTGCCAATGGTCTATACAACGCGGCTACCGAAAAAGGTCCGATTTCAACGCTGCCCGAGATCAAGGGCTTGATTGTATCGAAGAGTGGGCATGTCGGTGTTTATATCGGTAATGGCGAGGTTATTGAAGCGCACGGCACCAAGTCCGGGGTTATCAAGACCCGACTGACAAGGGATGTGAATGAAACCAGTTGGACTCGTTGGTTCAAGTGTCCATTCATCGATTATGTGAACGAAGAGAAAAGCAGCTATGTGGTACAGCGGGGCGAGTCGCTGTGGTCGATTGCCAGAAGGTTACTGGGTGACGGCAGACGGTATTTGGAACTGGCAGCGCTGAATGAAATATCAGCGCCCTATACGATCTATGCGGGTCAAGTCTTGCAGATCGATGGCGTGCGGTTGTACACAGTCAAAGACGGTGACAGTCCGTGGCGTATCGCTCAGGTGCTGCTGGGTGACGGCAGGCGATACCAGGAGATTGTGGAACAAAATGGCCTGAAAGAGCCGTATATCATTTATACCGGCCAGATCTTGAGAATTCCAAACAAGTGAAAGAAGGGAAACAACATGAACAAAGCAATGATTATCAAAGACTCTGTGCTGGTAGCGTTTTCGGTTGCCGGCAGTTTTTTAGCCAGAACATTGGGAGGGTGGGATACAGCCTTGCAGACACTCATCATCCTGATGGCGATTGACTTCGTCACCGGCCTTCTGATCGCCGGCGTCTGGCAGAAGTCCAGTAAGTCCGAAACCGGCGCACTTGAGTCCAAGGCTGGATTCAAGGGACTGATTCGTAAGGGGTTGATCCTTTTAGTTGTGCTGATAGGGGTGCAGCTGGATGCGATCCTTGGCCTGCAGGCGTTTTGCCGTACAGCGATTATACTGTTCTTCTGCGGAAATGAAGGACTGTCGATTGTGGAGAACCTGGGTATCATGGGCCTGCCTCTGCCGGACTTCATTAAGTCAAAATTTGAACAGCTCCGCGATATGGGAAAGCCAGACAGCAATATTCCAGACCAGTAAACGATACAAATAATCAACATGAATGCGCCTGCAGGGTTAACCGCCCTGTGGGCGTTTTTTTATTTTGAGGGTTCGATTCATCTTCCTTTTTCGCATATGGATAGGAGGACGAGAATATGAATCGAATTCAGAAAGAAAAAATCACCCAAATGCGCGGCGAAGGAGCCAGCTACTCTTCGATCTCGAACAAGCTTAACCTCTCAGAAAACACGGTGAAGTCATATTGTCGGCGTAACAACTTAGGTGGAAATGCAGTTCATATTGTTACTATAGCTTCGGGGCATTGCCAACAATGCGGGAATCAACTCTCCCCTTCTTCACAGCAAAAAACGAAGCGCTTTTGTTCCGATCAATGTCGGATGAAGTGGTGGCGCATTCACCCCGACATAATCAATAAGAAAGCAATATACCCCATGATCTGTTCATGTTGCGGAATCTTTTTTGAGAGCTATGGCAATAAGAATCGGAAATATTGTTCCCGGAAATGCTACGGCTTATCTCGGAGGGCATGCCATGACTAGAGAGTTGGCCATCATTCACTACAAAGCAGCGCTTTCGATCTTCATAAAGTGGCATTCGCAGGGAATCATCAATGAGGATGAACTGATGAGAATTGATACCATTGTTGCCCAAAAATACGCCATTTCTTCGTGCAGTATATATCGCAGTATTACTTGATAACCCTTCTTCACAGAGCGAATATATCACTACGAGGTGGGCTTCTGATGAATAAAATAATTACAAAAATACTAATATCGACAAGCCAGTTCCCTACCAGATGTAAAGTTGCTGCATATGCCAGGGTATCGAGCGAAAAGGATGCCATGCTTCATTCGCTTGCTGCCCAAGTCAGTTATTATCAAAACCTGATTCAGGTTCATCCCGAATGGGAGTTTGCGGGTGTGTATGCTGATGAAGCCATGACGGGAACAAAGGAAAACAGGCCTGAATTTCAACGAATGTTGAGCGATTGTAAGAGCGGGCTCATCGAAAAGGTCATTACAAAATCAATCTCACGCTTTGCCCGAAACACCGTCACGCTGCTAGAAACCGTTCGGGAACTGAAAGCAATCGGTGTTGATGTGTATTTTGAAGAGCAGAATATCCATTCCATGAGCGGAGATGGTGAATTATTGCTCACGATTCTCGCATCCTATGCGCAAGAGGAAAGCCTATCTGTAAGCGAAAACTGCAAATGGCGAGTTCGACAGAATTTCAAAAACGGTAGACCGGGGAATTTGAGGATATTGGGTTATGACCTCTCAGACGGTCAGCTCGTCATCAACCCGAATGAAGCGGCGATAGTGAAGATGATTTTTACGGATTATCTGGGTGGTATGGGTAAAAACGCGATCGTCCGAAAACTTCGGGCTCTTAATAGTCCAACAAAATCAAACGGCAAATGGATGATCAGCACTATCCACACCATTCTTCGGGATGAAAAATATACCGGTAACCTGCTACTACAAAAGACATATATCAAGGATCATTTGTCCAAGACGAAAATATACAATAACGGTGAATATCCGCAGTTCTATGTAGAAGACTCGCATGAAGCCATAATCTCTCAGAGTTTTTTCGATGAAGTGCAGAAAGAAATAGCGAATCGCGAGAAAAAATACATGCCTTTTCCCCAAACACCGGTGTTCTCGGAGTTCACCAGCAAAATCCAGTGCTGCTCATGCGGCAGTTATTTCCGAAGGAAACTCTGTAATGCCGGAACAAAGTATGTAAGTTATAAGTGGGTATGTTCGACCTATAATACTGAAGGAACAGACTGTTGCAGCATAAAGCCAATTCCTGAAGAGGTGCTCAAGCAGCTTTCTGCGGAAGTACTCGGGCTAGACCAATATGATCCGATTGTTTTTCCCGAGAATATTTCAGGCATATATGTTCCTCAGAATGGCACTGTTGAGTTTGTAATCAAAGATGGTTCAAGGATATCACGCACTTGGAAATACCGGTCACGCAGCGAAAGCTGGACAAACGATATGAAGGCGAAGGCTCGCATGAAAAGAAAGGAACGATGAAGAAATGGCTAATGTTAGGGTAATCCCGGCATCAAGGGATAAGCACATGACTCGTGATCCGCGGCAGTCCACGAATCGAAAAACGGCTGCCTATGCCAGGGTTTCTACTGACAGTGAGGAACAGCTTACAAGCTATGAGGCACAGGTTGATTATTACACCAAGCTCATCCAGCAACGACCCGATTTGGACTATGTCGGGATTTATACTGACGAAGGCATCAGCGCCACGAATACCAAGAAGCGCGATGGCTTTAACCAGATGATTGTTGACGCTCTGGATGGAAAAATCGATCTGATCGTTACCAAGTCTGTCAGCCGATTTGCCAGAAATACGGTGGACTCTTTGGTTACGGTGAGAAAACTCAAAGAAAAAGGCGTCGAGGTCTTTTTCGAAAAGGAAAACATTTACACGCTGGACAGCAAGGGGGAACTGTTGATCACGATCATGTCCAGCCTGGCTCAGGAAGAAAGCCGCTCCATTTCTGAAAATGTGACCTGGGGTCAGCGAAAGCGTATGGCTGACGGAAAGATCAGTCTCCCCTACGCCCATTTCCTTGGCTATGAAAAAGGCGAGGATGGCTTTCCCAGGATTGTCGAAACCGAAGCCAAAATAATTCGCATGATTTTTCGGCGCTTCATGGAAGGACAAACACCTTCATCCATCGCAAAATTCCTCGTTGATCAGGGTATCCCCTCACCTGCCGGCAAAAAAGTATGGCAGGTTGCTACCATTAAAAGTATCCTTTCCAATGAAAAGTACAAAGGCGATGCGCTTCTTCAGAAGAAATTCACGGTGGATTTCCTCACAAAAGTCATAAAGGCCAACGAAGGTGAGGTTCCACAATATTATGTGCAAGGCAGTCATCCCGCAATCATCGATCCGGATGAGTTTGACTCTGTCCAGGCAGAAATCGAACGGCGCAAGAATCTCGGTCGGCCGATCAGCAGCAATAGTCCATTTTCCGCAAAGATAGTCTGCGGCGAATGCGGCGGCTATTTCGGCGCTAAGGTCTGGGCGAGCACCTCCAAATACCGCCGGGTTATCTGGCGATGCAATGAAAAGTATGAGCATGAAAAACCCTGCCAGACCCCGCATCTGACAGAAGATGAGATCAAACAGAAGTTCCTCGTTGCCTTTAACACCCTGATGGGTGACCGCGAGGAGTTGATCGCCAACTGTCGGCTTGCCCAGACGGCTCTCTGTGACTGTAAAGAAATTGATTCTGGACTTAATGAACTCCATCGTGAAATCAAGGTAGTCACCGAGTTGTCCAGAAAAGCAATCCACGATAACGCCCGCGTTGCCCAGAGTCAGGATACATTTAACGAACGGAATAACGGATATCTGGATCGGTACCGCAAGGCTAAGGTTCGCGTCTCAGAGTTGGAGGACATGAAGCGAGCTCGGAAAACAAAAAATTTGATCCTTGACGGCTTCATCCGAGAAATTGAGTCTCGGCCACTGGTCATTACTGAGTTTGACGATCGGCTCTGGGCGGTAGCCGTTGACAGGGTAACGGTCATGGCTGATGGCGGATTGATGTTTAGGTTCAAGAATGGTTCGGAGGTTGCAGGGTGATTTTCGGATGATGAAATCGACTTTGCTTATACCTGATCTATGTACTAGCGCTGATCCTGAGCTTTCTATATAATAGCAGTATGCTTATTTCACATCTGACTGAAGGATAATACGAAGTACAGATTTTTATAAACAACGAGGTAGTGAATTTTAACTAGGAGGCATGTTTCTTGGAGATAAAAGATATACTATCCTTGTTTGGAATGTCTGGGGTGTCGACATTATATACTTATACCTCAAGAAAGGCTTCCTCTATCTATTTGTTATCATTGACCGGTTCAGCCGTCAAACCGTGGTTTATGAAGTCAGCTACAGAATGGAGAAGGAACTCACTCTGCGACGCCTGAGGCTGCTCTCTGCAATAGAAAGCCGGAGATCATTAAAAATTTATATTAACATTTCAGAGGATTCACATATATAATCGGTGCGCGCTCCATCTGGCGGCAGACTCGGCGGAATATTGTCAGAAAGGACAGAAAATCATGCTACGTGGATTTCATATGGCCACGAAAAACAATGAAATGAAAATAGCATTTATAGTATTGATTGGCAGTATAATTGCCTGTTCTAATGTATTGGTTTCAGAGCTGTTACGGAGAGTCTTCAATGAAACAGCTCGAGGTAGGATAGAATCTGTGATTAGACTGCTACCATGGCTTATTTTAGCATTTACTATTTATTCACTTATGCTACAGATCAAAGATGTAGTCACAGTTAAGTTTGAACGACAGATGGTTGAACGAAATCGCTTGATTATGGCCGATAAACTAATGAATAGTGAATTTCTAAAGATAGAGGGTTACTCGGAAGGTGAATTGATACAGCGATTTAATGGTGATATTTCATCAGTTTCATCATGGTACTTTGGAAAGTTAAGTGGTGTTATTACATCAATTCTCATGATTGGTTTAGGACTTATATATTTAGTGATGTTAAGTTGGGAATTAACAGCATTAATGCTAGGATCAGGCTTACTTTCATTGATCTTATCACGTGTTTTTAGTGTTACAGTTCGAAACGCCAGAAAAGTAAAACTCAAAGCCCAAGACACACTGCTAAACAGAATATTGGAGGTTATCGATAATAGCGTTTTGATAAAGTCTATCCGCGGATATGATTTCTTTTCAAAGAGAGTTGATAAAGCCAGTGCCAAAGTGCAAAAAACTGGAATCTACTCCAGTGGAATACAGCACTTTTCCAATGAATTTTCCGAGATAGCGATATCCATTGGATACGGCGGTTTATTTGCTCTTGGCGCTTTTTTGGTGACTGTCGGGCGAATAGATATAGGGGTTATCCTGGTTTACTTCACATTGACTGAGAGTGTATTTATGGCAATACCAGGGTTAGTCAGTGATATAATGGAACTCACTGCTTTGGGAATCAGCAAGGTGCGTATAAACGAAATATTTATGTTACCACAACATGATGGTCTTTATACCAAAGGAAACGATGGTGATATTCTCTATATAGCTGATCAAATAGAATTTTCTTATAATAATAGCATAAAGCCTATTAATCGATTATCTTTTCAACTACCTAGGAAAGGTATTGTCATATTGAAAGGAACTAATGGAAGTGGTAAATCGACTCTGCTTAAAATATTAATGGGTCTTTATCATATTGAAAAAGGTACACTTACATATCAAGGTTATCCGCTATCAGAATGGAGTATGGAAGCAATACAGCGCGAGATTGTCTATGTTGCGCAGAAGCCGTTTTTATTTAGTGGAACTTTGAAGGAAAACGTCCTAAATAATTTTGCTATTGATAGTGCAAATGCTTCACAGCCGTCTATGCTCCCGTGGCAAGGCTGTTCACTTGATAAATTAACAGAAATATGCGGTCTTTCACAGATAATCAATAAACTTCCAAACTTCTGGGAAACAAATATCAGTGAATATACTGAGTTATCTGTGGGTGAACAACAACGGTTTTGTATAGCACGCGCTTTAGCCCGACCTTCTGCAGTGCTTTTACTCGACGAGGCATATTCCGCTTTAGATGAACAACGCATGCTTGAAATTGATCGTGCTATACGAAATTGTTATACTGGTCTTGTGATTAATGTTACACATCGTGATAGCATTATCTGTGAAACGGATCAAATATTATGGATGCAGTCATTGTCTTGAACTGATGGTAGAAGGAATACAAAATGAAGAAATATTCAACAGCATATATTCGATTGCATTATAACAAAGAAAAGGGATGGATATGTATTGTCTTGCTTTCCAGTCTTTGTATCGCCTTTATTAAGGTTATTCAAGCAGATATATTACGAAGAATGTTGGATGTAGCTACCGGACTAAAAAATAACAATTTGCTATTATTGGGTGTCCTGCTTGCTCTCGCTTTTATTGCGGATAGTGCGTTTTTTTGGACTACACAATTCGGAAAAGAGCATATAACACAAAATATCGCAAGAAGAATGAGAACAGAGTTATGTACTCGATACTTAAAGATGTCGATATTACAGATTGAAAAGCGTCAGAAGGGTGACTACATTAAGATACTACAAGATGATGTATTAGCATCAGCAACGATATTCTCTCCTATTAATTTTATTTTTCAGAATATAGCAAAAGCTGTATTTGCATTAATATATTTATTTATCTGGCTATCGGGTTAACTCAGCATAGGTGATTGGGCCGGAAGCAAGGCAGCTGCAAAGAATGCGCCCAAAAATCTCACCCTGGAAATGTCTACGGTTGAATCTATAACAATATTCATCCATATACCTTTGCATGTGTTTCTTGCCCAATCCATGAAACGTACCAGCAATTAAGGCTTTGGCGTTAGATATAATTCTATGCAGCCATTTGAGGTGCTCGGCATCAAGATCAGGATTAAAGACCTTCGCCGACAATGTGTACCCTTCCTGTTGCAGTACGGCATAGGAGCTATAGGCATCACTTGAGATGGATGAACCGTCCTGTATATGATCCTGCGCGAACTGAACGACCGTTTCTTTCTTCATATCAGCAACAACGTCCATTTTGAGATACTGCGGATGACCTTTGTCATCAAGCGATACGCCGATCATGACTTTCGCTTTTTGTGTTCCCCGGCCGCGCTTGCTACCCTTTTTTGCAGCACCAAAATAGGCATCATCCATTTCGATTATCCCGCTGAGCGTGTATTGCATATCCCTGTCTTTCATCGCCTTGCGGATACGATGCACCATATGCCAGGCTGTCCCATAGGATAGTTCCAGTTCTCTGGCCAATTGAGTGGCCGAATAGCCACGTTTGTCTATTCCGACGAAGTACATGCCCCAAAACCACTTCTCCAGAGGCAAATGCGTTCTCTCCATGACCGTTCCGACTGTGACAGATGCCTGATAATGGCAGGCGGTGCACTCATAGAGGTGTCGCGTTGTAATCGTATAACAGGTCTTGTGACCACATTTGGGGCAGACAAATCCTTCAGGCCAGCGCATATTGTAAAGATATTCTCTACAGGCCTCTTCGCTATTGAATCTGTTTTTAAACTCCAGAAAGCTGATTTTTTCCTGTTTTGCCATCGCTTTTCATCTCCCGTACATATGTTTTCTTTATAATACCAAACATAAGTACGTTTTACAAGCTCTTACTGTTTAAACCCGATAGCCAGATTTATTTATTATTGATTATGTAATTGCAATAACGGTGATATCTATTTCCTCATTAATGTTTTTGATAGGAAAAATATTTATTCCGAAAATTAAATTATTGCAAAAAGAAAACCGTGATCTTAGTGGTAATGTATATTCACTGATATCTATATTTTGTAACCATATCCTTGACATGCGTGCATCTCAATTACCGTTCAAGAATAAAATTGAGTGTATTAGTTCGCGAGAAAGCAAAAAAAGAATTGAATTGGCAATTACGCAAGGGATCTATAAAGAGTTGTCTGCAACTATTCGGATGTTGATCTATATCATTGTCCCTGTTATAAGTTGTTATGGCATAGCACGTGGAACTTTATCATTTGGTATTGTAGCAGCAACATTTAGTTTATTAGGATGGATTGTAGGACCATTCATGGGATTGTCGGGTGCAATTAGCGAATATACCAACCAAATGATTTCTGTTGAGCGAGTGTTTGAGCTCTATAATAAATCTTGTGAAGATGATGAGTTTGGTGTTACAGCAGATTCATTTATAACTGATGATGATGTGCAATCATTAACAATTAATAATATTAAATTTGCATATCCTGATAGTGTGCCTGTTCTGGATCGATTCTGTTTGAAATTGAAAAAGGGAGATGTAATCCACTTATCAGGATCAAGCGGAAGTGGTAAGAGTACCGTTATAAAATTAATTATGAAATTTTATCAACCGGCACACGGAGAAATATTAATTAATGATAAATCTCAAACTACATTTTTATCAGATACATGGCGTCATTATTTTGCATATATTCCACAGCAAATATCTATTATACAAGATACATTAAGAACGAATATTTTACTTGGGCGTGAGAATATTTCTGATCAACAATTGACGGCTGCTAGCAGTATTAGTGGCCTCTATGAGATAATCGATGTATTGCCTAATGGATTAGAAACGAGAATAGGAACAGGAGGTGTTCAGCTTTCTGGTGGACAATTACAACGTGTTGGAATAGCAAGAGCTCTGCTACAAAATGCTCCAATTTACCTGTTTGATGAAGCCACAGCCGGATTTGATACAGAAACTCATGCGAAAGTATTTAATCAATTAACAGAATATTTAAAAGATAAAATTATTTTATATATTATTCACCGTGAAGATCTTGGTGTAGATAGTAATATAATAAATATTGATAATAGTAATATTTAGAATGGAAGTGGTTAGAGTTGTTCGTCAAACTCATCGATGATCAATGGCCTAGACTCAATCTCTCGGATGAAGCCGTCAAGGATCAAATTTCTTTGTTTTCCGGGCTCGCTTTATCTCCTCCACTTCTGAGACAATAGGTAGCCGTTGACAGGGTAACGGTCATGGTAGATGGAGGATTGACGGTAAGCGTAAAAACCAGCACACCTGTACGGAATAAAGAGGCACTGTTAAACTTTTGGTGATGGCATTCTACAAGAGTCTGGTATTGTATCAGACCAGGGCAGGAAGCGATCCAGCACCTTGACATCATCAATAGCAGCATTTGGTATCTGTTCAAACAGCCAGATCAGGTACTGCATCGGCTTGAGGTTATTTTCCTTAGCCGACTCGATAATACTATAAATGATCGCGCTGCTATGGGCACCCCGAGGTGTATTTGAGAATAACCACGCTTTCCGACCCATTACAAAGGATTTGATAGACCTTTCGCTTCGCGAATTGTCAATCTCCAGCCGGCCGTCCAGCAGGTACGCGATGAGACCATCCCAATGATTCAGGCAGTACAGAATAGCCTCGCCGAACTTACTCTTAGGCGGAACCTGTGGTCGTATCCGTTTGAGCCAGCCATAGAATTCATCCAAAATGGGTTTGCTCAACGCCAGGCGTTTCTCATAACGTTCCTGATCCGACAAATCCTCAATCTGCCTCTCCACGTCATACAGTTTATTGCAGTATTTCAAGCCTGTTTTGGCAGCCACATCCTTCTTTTGTGCCTCTGCCGGCAACGCTTTTATGGCATCGGTAAAGCCTCTGCGCGCATGAGCAAGGCACAAAACCAGCCTGACGTTGGCTACCCTGTTGTATCCAGCATAAGCATCGACCTGTAAGAAACCGGCAAATTGGTTCAAAAAAGCCTGGGCATGCTTGCCCGCCCGGGTTGTCTGGTATTCGTAGAGTACGGTCGGCGGACCATCCCGGACGCCGGATCTGTACAGCCACATATAAGACGTTGACTGAGGCGACCGATTGGTTTCTCGCAACACCTGCACACTGGTTTCATCAGCCATAACGATCTGACGCTGTGTCAGCAGTTCGTGCATCCGGTGAAACAGATGGATCAGCCACATCTGTGCCGCTGCAATCAACCAATTGGACATCGTCTGCCGTGAAAGTGTGACATCCAATCTGGCCAACTGTTTTTCCTGACGATACAGGGGCATACCATTGGTGTACTTCTGGTCAATAATATAGGCCACTGCCGACGGTGAGGCTATCGTTCCCGGCAGGAATGGTTTGGGCATCTCTGCTTTGATCACAGGAACTGATGCATCTGCATTGTCTGCATGCCGTTCACAATGCCTGCAGGAATAAATAAACTGCTTATGCTCAACAACGGAGACCTGAGCCGGAACAATTTTCAGTTCGCGACGAACCTGTACGCTCATTTCATGCAACGGATTCTGGCAGTTGGGGCAGACGCATTCCTCTTCCGGCAGTCGATGTTCAATGACTTCGACAGGCAAATCTTTAATTTTGTCGGCAACATCACCGGGTTGCCGCTTCTTGCGTTGATAGGTGACGGTTTCCAGAGACGGTTCTTCCTGACTCGGATCGGCCGTGTCCTCTGCCTCATTAAACAAGCTGATCTGCTCGGGCATGGTCTTCTCACTGGAAGAACCGAAGCGCTGCTGAACACTCAGCCGATACTGCTCCTCATACCACTTGACCTTGGCATCCAACTCAGCATTCTCTTGTTCCAGAACCTGGATGCGTTCCTCAAGCTTGCTTCGAACAGCAGCCAAATCACTCTCTATTGATGATGAATTATTTTTTATTTCCATGTGAATATTATACCAGAATACGACTGATTTGTCATCTGATAAATAGCCTTCAAGCACTGGAAAATAAAGAAAAAATATCGTGTTTACACCTCATATAATTGTGCTGTATGTCAACTCCTGAAACGCTTTATTTTGTCTTATAGATAACCCGTCCATGAGCCAGCGGAGCTGGCGGTAACTGATGGTTATGGCCTCTTGTCCCTCTTGCGGCCAGTCAAATCTTCCTTTCTCGATGCGTCGCTGCAACAGCCAGAATCCATTGACATCCCAGAACAAGCACTTGATTTTATCGCGATTGCGATTGCAGAAGACAAACAAGCAAGAACTGAATGGATCCAAGTCAAACTGTTCACTGACCAGGACGGCCAGGCCGTCAATACCGCGGCGCAAATCTGTCGCGCCACACGCCAGATATACCTGGCGATTTGTCAGTTCGCCAATCATTGCTGGTTCAGGACGCTGATGACATCCCGCAATTGCTCACAGTCAAAGCCTTTCTGGACAACAACCTTATAGCGGTTATCGATTTCAATGCTGATCTGTTCTGCTGGCAGTTCTCTCGGCAGTGGTTTCAAGTCAAATTCCAAAGGTAGCCAGCTGATCGGATTTGTACCCTGCTCTTTCCTGGTTGTTTTTAACCTTTTTCGCCAATAATAGAAGTTCGCCAATTTGATATTCTGTTTCGCACACCAGTCGATTGCATTTTGACCGCTGCTCTCGAAATCCGACAGGCGTTGTTCCCATCCCTTACGTTTTTCTGCTTGCGTCATCCTGTGCCTCCTCCTGAGTTTTACTTCCAGGATGATTTTCGCAGATCACAGATTGAATGAATAGGTGTGCTGGTTTTTACGCTTACGATTGACGTTTAGGTTCAAGGATGGTTCGGACGTCGCAGGGTAATTTTCGCATGACTAAATCGACTTATACACTGGTGCCGATCCTGAGCTTTCTATATAATAGGAGTATGATTATTCACATTTGTAGGATATTGCGTAATAGAGATTGTTTATATTTTGTAATATGACATACTGTTGTCAGAATATGTAGGGTATATTGACAGTAAAATGGAGGATGCAAAATGAGTGAAAAATCCGAATTGCATCAAGTCAGCGAGGAGACCATGCGCTTCATGCGTGGCAAGTATGTTCTCGACGAGGTACCGGGCAAGTATTACGACATAGATTGCCTGAAGTTCCGTCAGGGAAAGAAAACTATTCTTTCAATTAACATACACGAGGATCATTATGATTTTCAGATAATACTGGGAAAAGCAGAGCGGGAAAAATTTGAAGCGCGACGCTGTGACTTTCCAAAAGAAATACAAAACATATATGACGCAGAACGCACACTTCATGACGGAAAATGGCTGTTAATCCAGGTGGACAATCTGACTGCTTTAGAAAGCGTAAAACAGCTTATTCAAATCAAAAAGAAGCCAAACCGTAAACCGTTCCCGATAACGCATATTCACATGAGTAATTGCGGACATCGTTGTGATTTATGCGTTCATTACAAGGGAAAAACCTCAGTCAGCGCAGAAGAAATGGAATATGCGCGAGCGTGCTGCACTTCTTTATACGGCGTTAATGATTGGGGGCTAAATTGTGATGGTTGTCATTTCCCCGACTGTACCGTAGAGAGCGCGAATTGCAGAAAAGAAAAGGGGCAAGATAAATGTTGGGTTTGCGAAAATTATTCTACTTGCTTGAATACTGCGGGTTGGCCGCCCAAAATACACACACGCAAAATTGCCGCCGATGAAGTGACATGGGCAATCCTGCCCTACGTAAAAGGGCAATACGGGAATTAGAACGAGCCTCATGTATAGTATAAGCATTTTTGGTAACAAGATTGTTTCATAACATTTATCTATTGTGATGGGGAGAACAAATATGAAAATTCATATTATTGGTGGAAGCGGGACAGGAAAATCCTATATTTCCGAAAAATTGTCCAAGCAATATCAAATTCCTCATTTCGATTTGGACAACATATTCTGGGATAACGAAGCACTATCATATGGCACAAAAATGCCAATAGATAAAAGAACTGAAAAGCTAATCGAGATTCTGGAAAAAGATAATTGGATAATTGAAGGTGTATATTATGACTGGCTCAACGATAGTTTTGCATTAGCAGATTATATTTTTATCTTAAAAACCAAGCCAATTATTTATAACTACCGAATCATAAGAAGATTTATCAGAAGAAAATCAGATATCGAAAAATCAAAGAAAGAAACACTAAAATCGTTGAAAGATTTATTAATTTGGACAAATAAGTATCAAAAGAATAGTATTCCAAAGATAGTTTCATTTTTAGAGCAGTATCATAGTAAGGTCATAATTATTGATAAAGCAGAAAAAATATTTAGTTATATCAGTCATACACTATAAGGATAATCTGCGAAAAGACAATTGTTATTCATAAGGAATATACAGCATGGCACTTTAATAGTGCAATATGAAAAGTAAATTTCGACCAAAGATTGTGACAGAGCCTCTATATTTATTCTTTCCGTTGACTTCAAAACTATCCCCGATTATAATTATAAAAGTGGTAGAAGTTCAATGAAATACTTCGAAGGAGATGATTGCGGTGAAAAAGCACTTCATGATCTGTAGCAGGCATTGGAGGAGGGTGACTATACTTTAACCCTCCTGAAAATCGGAGGATTTATGTCATTAGGATGGATAAACTTAGAGAACTATTCCTTTAACAGCTTTCTGTTATTGGAGCGTTTTCAAATTCGCATGATGATGGACTCAAGTGGATGGCGAAGCGAAAAAACCGAATGGAGACAAAACATGGGCGTTGCACTAAATGCAAATCCCGCTGTGAAATGGTATTTCACACACCGTTGTCCAGAATGTGCAGATTTTATAAATGATATCACGGCTTGCGCTCCGACAATAACAAGTATGGCGGAGATCCGTAAAGCAGAAGTGTACACGCTAGCATCGGTGGAGGATTTCATCATATATACCACACCAGAGGTTATGAGCACAAACTGCCATTACATCCGCACTTGGGACAAAGAACGGCTATATGAAATGGCTGACTTGAAAGGTAAAGTCATTTTAGATGTTGGCAGCGGTTCCGGCCGACTAGCTTTTGCTGCAGCGCTATTAGCAAAAGAGGTCTACGCAAGTGAGCCTGTCGAAACATTACGTGAGTTTATTCGCAAAAAAGCCCAGCAAGAAAAAACATTAAATATCCGCGTCTCGGAATCATTAGCCACCTCAATACCTTATCCTGACAATAGCTTCGATATAGTGATGTCTGGGCATGTCGTTGGTGACGATTGGGATGCGGAGATCGCGGAATTGACTCGCGTTTGTAAAGCAGGCGGCTGGTTATTGGATTGTCCAGGAGATGAAACGGATAATTATGACCGTGGAGAACAGCAGAACCCACTTGTACAACGAGGTTGGGAGGAAATGCGTTATGTTGGTAATGGCGGCGGCTTCGTTTATCGCTATCGCAAACACGTATTGAAGTAGGCCGTCACCAAAGCAACCCGCGATTGTTATGACCGTCTTTTGGCCGTTGCGGTTCGGTTCAAAAAAATCGAGTATAATGCGCATGTTCTTAATGTAAATCGAAGGGGCCTCGATGTTTTAGTCGAAGCCCCTTTGATTGAACATCGGTCGCAGATTACTATTTGACAATGTACATGATCGGATGGGTTGATAGATAGTCAATAGCGCTCTTTTGTCCCAAATCAGCATATGCCATTGCATTTGCCAATGTGTCCGCACCCCCAAATAGGGATTTTTTATTGACAACAACACTTTGGCTACATCGGCACACTCAAGGTCAATGGCAAGCCGCGCAAGGCTTGGATATTCATCATGAGCCTGAGCTATTCGCGGCAGATGCATGTCAGCATCACGCTAGATCAAGTGGTCCAAACCTTCATCCAGTGCCATACCGCGGCTTTCAACTTCATCGGTGGCGTTCCGGAAATTCACACAATATCGATATAAATTTACCATCCCGATCAACCCTTTCTGAATATATCCAGAGAATGGGGCGTAATGCCGGCCAAATCCGCCCGTTCGCAAACCGCGAACTGATACTTCAAGTACAGCGCAAAGGTATCATCGTCCATGGCGTCAAGTTCTTCACCTATACAGCATGTAAACAGGTCAACGCCCACATAATGCAGCCGGGTTACAGAAAATGACGACATGAGATGGTCAATGTCCTCTTTGCGAACTAACTCAAACATCCCAGCCGGGCCCAAAGCGACAAAAGTTTCCGGGTGGATATATCCTTTTTCAATGTATTCGGGAATGCTGATCCTCTTCTGCTTGAACCCTATATCCAAAATCATGGCATCTGTGATGACATACGCCGCGAAAATCACGCCCCCCGGTTTTGTCACTCGGATGGCTTCGCTGATGGCTTGCCTCTTGTCCTTTTCGTTGTACAAATGGTATAAGGGCCCCAAAAGCAGCGTTATGTCATAACAATCATCCCCGAATCCGGACAAATTCAGGGCATTACCCTGTGTGATTGTGACATTTTCCCCCGGTTGCGTATTTTGCCGGAAAATTTCAATATGATGGGGTACCAGCTCCACAGCGTCAACAGCATAACCCATCCGGGCCAGGGCGTGGGAATACCGTCCGGTACCCGCACCGATTTCGATGACCCGGTCTGTTGGCTTCAAATATTTTTCGATGTAGCGCATTGTGGTTAAAAACTCCACAGAACCCCGCTTCGTGGCCAGCCGCCCGTCCTCATCGCGGTTATTGTAATGTTCAATAATTTGTTGGTTATTTTCCATGTTCGCATCTCCTGTGTACTGTCCTGTTGTATGGGGTAATTGTTTTTATATGTTCTTGTCAAGTAGATATTGAACACCGCTAACGATACTAACCTACATTGTCTTTGCCACCGAGCGGCACATCGAAAAAGAAAAATGCGGCAGTCAGCGCAATTCGCTTTTCGCTGTTATCCAACCTATCCACTCGCGAAATACCTTATTCGTCGTCGATCTGGTCGCTCGTGTACACAAGGTCTGATTACCCAAGTAAAATCACTGTTTTCTTCCCATGCATAATAGAAATGTATCCGCGAACGTAAATTGCTCGCTGCAACGGTTGACCGCATCTTCGATTTCGCCTAAAAGCAGGATTCTATCTGCTTCTGGAATGGCTCTGTGGTCAGAATAGGTTCCGCAAAGCGTGGCGTAATCGCTGGCATTCAGGGTTCTCTTACCGAAATAAAGCTTATCGACTATATCAATAAAGCTGTACTGCCTGAAAGTATTGACTCTCCAGGTTTGATTTCTTATCACATCAGGAGTTCGGTCAAACTCTAATTTCTCATCGCCAAAATATCGGCTGTACTTTCTGTATATTTTCTCCAGTTCATCATGGACAATTCTGTCTGCCGGAGCGGGTTGAACAGAAATCCAAGCAAACATTCCGCCGCTTTTTAATAATCGGCACACCTTTGGAAAACCGATTTCTGGCTTTATCCAGTGAAACGCCGAGGCTGAATATATAAGGTCGAAAGATTCATCATCCAGCAAGACGCTTTCAAATTCCTGATTTAAAACTGCAAAACGCTCATACTCCGCGAACTTTTCTCTTGAATACTGGGCTAACTGGTCGCCAATCTCAACGGCGGTAAGTGCACAACCAGTTTTCAAGAACGGCAAGGTTGCTTGCCCTGCGCCGATTCCGATTTCCAATGCCTTCTTCGTGTCGTCCAGCATAGAATAGGCGATCAAATCCGCTGACAGCGCATCCGGATAATGTGGACGCAAGCGGCCATAATCCTCTGAAACTTCATTAAAGGTCAAATAGAAGTTTACCAATCTTCCGGACTATAGAAAAGGTGTAAGAACTACTTATTTTGGTACCTGGTGCATAAAACTGCTGCTGAGCAGTTGCTTTTTGCGTTCTTTTTACTTGTCAGGCAAGAAATCCG